GTCATTCTTCCTCCGTTAATTCATACGAAAATGTCAGGTCTGCGATAGAGTCGAGGCTGATCACCATCCCGCACTGCTTAGCCAACGCGTCAAGAAAAACGTCGCCGTCGAAAGGCTCCTGCAGGCCAGCTTCCGCCAATGCGTGATCCACGGCCGGCGCTACATACGTTGCCCGGCTGATCGCGTCGTCGAGCATGGATTTGAACGTGGGGAAAGGGCCGTGGATCATTTGAGCAATCCCCACTGCCGCGCCGTGAACGTACTCGCCTCGTCGAGCCAGATCATCGTGTCAGGGCGGCTTCCTGTCGTTTTCTGCATCTGCCTCGCAAAGTGAGACTTTCCGCCAGTCCGACCTCCTGCGTAGGTCTTTCTCGTTGCCGGTATATGGAAACGCACGCCTTCATGCTCCACAAGCTCCCAGGGGAAAGCCCAGGTCCAGGCGTCGCGTCCTTGATCGAAAATGCCAGCAAAGGAAGTCGGCCGCGCGCTCCGTATCCGACCCTCTTGAAGCAACCCGAGAATCACGGCGTATAGCATTCGAAACCCTCCATCTCACGGCCGGCCTTAAGTAAGCGAATCCGCGCGTCGTACAGATCCTGCGCGCTGATACCCAGCTGCAAGCCCTTGTCTTCGATCCGTCGAAGCGTCGCTGTGGCGTTTCGGTTGATCAAGCGCGATTCCGCAGGCGTCGCCGGCATAATGCAACCGGCATAGATACGCCCTGTGCAGACGCTGCGGTCGTAGCGCTCAACGCTGTGGTAATACTCGCGCGCCAAGCACTCCGCAGCGGTTTCTGCGAAGCTCGCGAAGAATTCGCTGCGCTCGACAGATCGAAACAGGGCCGTCCAATTAGCTTGGTGTGTCATGCCGCCCGACCCTTGGCCAACAGCTCCGCTTCAAGAGCTTTGTCCCGCTTGGGCAGCGGTGCCCAGGCTAAGAAGCTCTGGCCGACTTCTCCGGTCCAGCTGCCGACGATGGCGATACCTCCAATCGTCAGAAGTAGGGTCTTGGCGTTGCCGTGCTTGGGCTTGGCATAGACCCAGCCGGTTAAGACGGCTGCAACGTAGGTGTCGGCGGTCATTTGACTTCCTCAGTCTTGACGCCACAGAACGGGCAAAAATTAAAGAACATGTGGATATTTTTTCCGTTTACGCTGCGGTAGCCCGGCTTGTCTGCCTTAATCGCATAGAACAAGAAGGGGCGGCTTTCTACTTTTGCGCCAAACACTATCGCCACATTCTTTGCTTCGGCACTCGCAGGGACGCCTAATTGTTTGCTGTAATGCTCCGCGAGGCGTTTTTCGTTGTCACACACACAGGTACAACTCATTTCGGCACTCCAATGGCACGGACTTCGATTTCAAACACGGGCTTGCCGTCCTCAGTGACAACCTGAGTGCATCCGACTCCCACGAATTCCTTGACGGCTTTCAAAACGTCTGAGGTCACGTCTTGGCCGCCACCACGGAATGACCAGCCATCCTTGTTTGGCGTGCCGGCGAGGATTCGCTTGATGACTCCTGAGCAAGCGACTCTGGTCATGAGGATGCCTTTACCGGGGATACGTCGCGCAGCAGGCGCGTTTCCTGCTTCCCGGAACCTCTGTCTACAAGATCCACAAAGACGCGGTAGTAATCCGCACCAACCCCGCTCAGCGCGCCGAGAAGGTGATAACCGGTTACGCTGCCTTGAGCGTCGCTGCCGTTCAGTGTCTTGACCATCACATCGCAGTCAATCGGAGGCAGTCCGTCTCCATCCCAGGTCGACTTAACGCCTCCAGGAATCAGCGTGAAGCTGCGCATCCAGCTATCGAGCTTACGTGACCAGACGCGGCCGTCCGGCGCGCGGTAGAAGACCGTTACTGGGAACTTGTGCGCCTTCTCTTCGCTCGGCTCGTTCGTGACGCCGATAACGGTATAGACGTGGCCTTTGCGGTGCTTCCACTGCTGTCCCGCCGCCGGGCGTGGGCGGACTTCGTTCATGATTTGCCTCGCAAGTAGTGTGCAGCGACTGCGTTACGCCATTCTTGGAGCGCCAGCTGCCGCTGCTCCTCGTTCTCGAAATCGAGACGAATAGAGTTATTCCAGAACGGTGTACTTACGGCTGCTCGAAACATGCGGTCTACGCGGGGCCACCGCATCAAAGCACTTGTTGCTTTCAAGGCTTCGGCGCTCCCGTACACCTGGTGATCTCTACCTATGAGCAGTGAGTTGGCTGTGCGCGCGGTGAGGTAACCCTCTCTGCGTTGCACCTTCGCGTAACGCGCGAGCAGTTCGTACACCGCCGAAACTGCTCCGGCTGTCCCGTGAACTTGCAAGCCGGGGCCAACGTCGATTCCTTGCTTGATTTTGTCGAACAACGTCTCGTATCTGCGGTTCAGTGCCTCGCTCTCGTCATACTTGATATCGAGATACTGACAGCACCGTTCCATAATGTCCTGGTAATAATCTACGTCGCGGGTCCGCTGGTCGACCCTACCCTTAAAGTCGTCGCGCTCAGCTGCCAACTCCTGCATGCGGCGGTCCTGGTCGAGATTAGCGGCTTCCAGCTGCTTTATGCGCTCGGATAACATCTCATTTTCGTTGTCGCACCCAGCCGTCATAAACACGCGTCGACTGTACGGACTCCTCGATTTACCCTTGAAGATGGTGCGGACGCTCCAGTGATCGCCGGTACTTAAATTGGTAAGATGCCCAGTGAAATCGATAGTCGTAGCACCGCCCTTAGCATCCAACACATTCGGCAGAGTGATATAGACCTGGGGGCGACCATCGACTCCGTCAGAGGCAAGACCGCAAATAGGTCCCAAAGCCGCGAAGTCTATAAGGTTTTCAGCGCTTGTGGTGATGTTCGTGATAGCGACAGGAGCGCCGTAGCTTGCGGGACGCTGCGAGCCGTTCAGTACTTCAAGCACTTCCTCAGCGGTCGCCGCGGAGATCACGACTACTGCATCTCCGATTTGCGCGGAATGCGTGACGGGGATCGCCGGCGAACCTAATACAAACTCGCCTGGCGCCGGTTCGACGGAGGCATCAGCGGAATGTTGTGGAAACTCGCGGTTCAGCGTAGCGATCACCGCCTCGAAAAACTCAGGGGAGTTAGTGACTCCTGGCCTGATGACGATTCCTGCAGGTCCGGTCGCATAAGGCTCACCTGCGCCACCGATCGGGTTTCTAATGTTCCATGCTTGTGTCATTTCATTCCTTTTCAATTCTGTTCATACAACCTAGGCAGTCACCACCACAATCGAGGCTGAGCGGATCTTCGGGCTGGTCGAGTTTTCGGCTGCATATCAAGCAGTGAAAGCTCATCATAAGCACCTCATACCCAATTACCTGCCCGTCGAGCGGGTTCTTATGCGTAATCACTCTGTAGGGAATGTTCTGCTCTATGGCATGAGTAACATTCACCCACACGAGGTTGCCCTCCTTTGAGTGCTGGCTTCTCCCTGTTTTGACGAAATCGCCATTCATCTCTCGCGCGTATCCCTTCGAGATAGGCATCGGAAATCTGATCCCTAAGGGACTGTTGGCGGGAATGACGTACTGCCCGTCACGATCACCGTCGAAGACGCTGGGGTTCAATTGGGCAGCGCTCCGGGGAGTGGGAACAGCGACGCTTCCACGCGGTCTTCTGCGTAAAACGGTGCGATCTTCTTCGTGGTCGGATCGAGACACAGCACCCAGGTCGCATCGGCCGATGCCGGCGAATACAGCCCGCTCGGGTCGGCTTGCGGTAGCGTAATCACGCCGACTTGACTTCCTTTATACGCAATGTACTGCGGGTTCGTGTACTGCGTCGCGGCCGGAATTGGAAAGCCAATCGAGTCGCAAATTTTATGGAAGCGGCCGTTCATGTCCTTCTGGTATGTGATGGTCGGCTTCTCCTGGTCAGCCAGTTCCAGAATCATCTTGAATTCGCGCTTCTGCGCGAAATTCGTGATCGCCGGCATGCCTACCGATTGGTTGCCTTCTGCCGACATCTGCTCTTGTTGCTGGTGCGCGACTTGGTCCGATGTAGGCAGGTCTACCGGACAACCCGCGAGCATGAGCGCGCTGAGCAGCGCGATAAGAACATAAGTAAGCTTCTTCATGGTTTTGGTCCTTAGTTGTTTTTCAATTGTTGGTAAAACGCTTGTAAGTCGGGCGGCAGCTTTGAAGCTGGGTAGACCGAAAAGCGGTGGAGGGCCGTCGCACGCAACACTGCGCGCTGCTGGTCTGTCGTCGCCGCGACATAATCCATCTGGATATTCTCCAGATCGCGGATCATGCCGTCGTTATAAGCCCTGCTCTGCTCGAACGTGTTTTGGCGTACAGCTTCGGTCCTCGGGGCAAACGTTGCGAGCAGTGCCAAGTCCAGGGCGTTGAAGTAGAATCCGAGCGCTGCAATCGCGAGCAAACCGGCTATAACGCTTAGGACTACTTGAAATTTTGTCATCAGTTACTTCCTTGAATTAGTGAGTCTACTTACCTGCTAAGTTGCGCTTTAATCCCAGCGGTCCAGGCTGTATTCAATCGCAGTGCCTTGAGTAGTTACGCGAATCCGGTTTCTGCTGAAACTGGAAATATTTTTCTGGAAAAGATATCCGCACGCCGACGCGTTAGTGAACCCGTGGACCTTCGCCGTTTTGGAAAAGGCTTCGATCACTTTCCGAGCACCGTGTAGCTCCGACTTCAGTAACTCCGGGAATAGGTTATTACCGGCACCAACGCTGCGGTCGTCCTTTGCGCCGTCCAGCACGAACAAAACGCCTTCACCTTGATGCTTGAAGCCTGCCTGCCACAGATTAGGCTGCTCACTAAGCGCCGTAACGTTGGTCCAAGTGCCCGGAATGAGGCCCCAACGAGACGCAGGAGATCCGTTGCGATAGACATACCAAGTCAGAGGATTGCGCGCTTCCTCGCTGTCCCATTGGATGATCGGAGGGGCAGCGCCGTCCACAGCGGTCAAGAACGCTGAGAAGCTGCCGACTTCGGGCACGTACAGCTCGATCTTGTCGGCCTGCGGCATGATGGTACGGGCGAACTTTGCCCAGGTCAGGGCTTGCGACGCGCGGCCGTTCACCAAGGCGCGTGCCTCGGCACCCTTCGGCTTGACAGCCGTAAATACGCCTGTACCTGAAACCGACTTGACTGCCGCAGGCTTCCAAATCGTCTGTAACTCTTCCAGGCGAGCGAACCGGCGTTCAAACGCCGCGGCTACGCCGAGTTTTTCGACCAGCCTTTCCGCCGAAGCAGTCGCACCTGCTGTGGGATCTGACTGCGGTCGCATGTACTTTGTCGGGTTCATCTTGGCAGAAAACTTGTTGCGCACGTCCTCGTAGGCTAGGCCGTCTGCAATGTCTTCCAGTAACGTACCGATCATTGACGACCGTGGATGCGCAAAACCGGCGGGCGCTGTGGCTACAGCGAGCCATAGCTGGTTCGCACGGCTTCGACTGTCCTTGGTAGCGTTGCGGCGCGTGATCAGCTCCTGTAGCCATTTGGCGACGCCTAGCGTCTTTTCTGAACGATACAGAGCTTCGCTTTCCAGCAGCGTTACTGCGGTCGTTACTGTCTGCAGGTCAAATTCCTTCAGCGCCTTCACCATCGTCTTGAAGTCTTCGGCGCGTTCAGCTTCGGCCTGGTGCGGTAGCAGTGCTCGGGAGTCATGCAGCAGGTGCTTGGCAGGCGTGATCGACAGGTGAGACCAAGCGCCGGTCTTCGCGGTGCCCCAGGTCTTCTCGTCGCTGTGGAATACGCCGGTCACCTTGGCACGTTCAACAAGCTTCTGCATGCGTTCGAACGACGACTGGTAGATGCCGGGAGGAACGTTATCCCACATCACCGTGCGTATCTGGCCTTGCTCGTTAATCCGAACGAGACCGCCGAACCGTTCGACGAAATTTCGGCAGCAGTTGCAGGTGTGTTCTTGACGCAGCTCTTGCGGCAGCTCGTCCAGATACGCCGTGAACAGGCCGGTTACGTCAGTGGTGAAGAGTTTCGTGCCAGGCTCTTGGGTAAGCTTTGCGAAGCTGTTCGCCACGCTTTCCAACAGTGGGCCGTAGTCCGTGTCGTGATCGAGGGTGCAAGTTGTCGATTCCATCTCAAATTTCCTTGGGGTAGGGAGACGCTAAATATACGCGTTTTATAGTTTCCTGCAAGCTATTTTTCACTCGAAAAGCGCTCTACAAAGCCCTTTCGTTTTAAATATACGCTCCCACGATTGATGTTTTTGTGGCGCTAAACTCGTGACGGCGGTAGTATGCGCTGGCACTACAACCTAATCAGTACAACTAAGGAAAATCATGTCCGATCCGACCGCAGCATCCAACACCACTTTGCCGACCGCCGTAGTCATCACGCCCGAAGCACATACCGAAGCCAAGGCCGTACATGCCGGCATCTTGGCCAAGCTCCAAGACCTCGATCATGAAGTCATTACGGCCGTGGAAGCCGACCTCGAAAAGCTGAAAACCCTGCTGTACCTGTAAGCAATACGCCTGGTCCAAAAGCCCGCGCTGGTTCAGTCTAGCGCGGGCTTTTCAATGCACATGCGCTACTGCCCGCTGCGCCAACTCTCGTTCAAGGTGCCCCAGGCCGAGATGGATCTTCTGCCGCAACCAGTCGTTCATTTCCACATCAAACTGCGCGTCTGCAAACATCTGCGCGTACTCTCCGCCGAAAGACATAGGCCTCGGAGCGTCTACTGCCTCCTGTTCGCTGACATAGCCTTTACGACGCAACATGGCGACGGTATTGGTCAGATGGCTTGTTTCCATGTCTTGAATCAGAAGCACCCGGCCGTCCTTGCAGCGCCAGGCGGGAAGCAGTAAGAAGCTGCCTCGTTTAATTTTCATTGAATTTCTCCATCAGATCGCGCACGGCCTGCAATTCTTTACGCGCGTGCCATCCTTCCAAATTGGAAGGCATCTTGGGCAGCTTGTTGCACAGCTCTCTTGTCGCCTTGAGCAGATCAGCGACGACACTCAAGCTCCGGCAGAACGTAGCCATTTCACGATCTAGCTCTTGGCTGGTGATTAATCGATTCCCTTTATGCGCCTCTCGGATGCGTGCCTCTGAGTCGAGCCGGTCGAAGTGATGCAGCAACTCCTGTAGGTCCCTGACCAGAATCAGAGCTTCGTGCGGATTGCCCCGTTTCGCTGGAGAGCGCCCCACACAAGCTTCCCGCAGGCGCGTCAACTTCGCGTGAAAGGTCATGCTGTTCTTGCCCTGTAAGTAGTCGAGTAAATTAGGGTGCTCTCGCCTGGTTGATCAACGCGCCGGTTATTCCAGAATCGCTGGACTTCGAGCATTTCTATAAGCTCGTCAAGTTTGCGTGAGCTGCCCATCTGGATAAAGGTCGCGTAGAAATCACGTTGGGTGGGTAGACGGGCACAGAGTTGGTCTCTATAGTCGAACGCCTTCTGCCACTGCGATGCAGTCCACCCGTAAACGCGAATCACGCGGGAGCTGCACTGCTGCCGGCTTTCGTGCGAACCTTGGCGATTTCTTCGTTCGCGTCCAGCAGGGCGCGGAGCTGCGCCTTGGGCATCTGCACGTTCACGAAATCCTCATCTTTTGCGTCTTGAATCGCAACGCGCGCTGCGATTTCGAACGACTGCGTGAAAATCGTTCGGATGGTGTTTTCGCAGCGGTCGGCCAGTTTGCGGGGAAGGGCTGTTCCAGAGATAGACTTCTGCGTCAGCTTACCTTTCTTCGATCTATCGAGCAGCGACTGCAGGAACGGTCCTGCGTCGCTGCCATGCTCCTTGATCGCTTTGATTGCTACCCGGCCCGGAACCTTGCCTAGGGCTACCAGCATATGTACGTCTGGACTGGACATGGCGAGCGTCAGCGCCTGATCGACGTGCGACTGCGACTTGTGCTCTTCGGCCGCAATCACTGCGCGCGATATACCGATCTTAACGAGCTTGAGGTAGCCGATGCCTTGTTCCAGCGTCGATATGGGTTCCGAGCCTTCCGCGGTGCCGAGCATATGGAACACGCGGTCTGCCAAAGCTTGCGCTTCCGGCGAAAGGGGTACTGCGGTGCCGAGCTTGCGACCAGTGGCGTTGCCATTAAGCTCGCGCACGTCCACTTCGAGAATTATGTGACCCTCAGCGATCAGCTCTTGGAACGCGGTAGTGCGCCGATGGCCGTCGACGACGAACGAACCGCCTACATCGTTACGCACGTCGATTGCCGGCATGCTCGCACCGGCTAAGATGTCTAGCTTCATCTTACCGATTTTCTCGCGCGCCTCCGGCGTATCGATTCGCACATTGAAGCCCTCCTCGATCAGGAGCAGCGCTGGGTTCAGCTTGTAGTACTTTGAGTGTTTTTTGACGCCAGGTTCGTGCCCTTCGGCGCGCTGTTTCATCGAAAGTATTTGTGCCATTCGGATACCTTGGGGTTGGGTGTATCCGAATAATACACAAACGAAAACGCTTTGTAGAGCGCTTTTCGTTTTATTTGTCACGCATTTCTGCTATCGATCGGTACACAGCTGCTGGGTGGATACGTAACCGTCCGTATCGTATAATTTATTGCACCTTATAATTTTTCATAGGGTCCTCAGCGCTCTATGAAAAGCCCCGCTCTTGGCGGGGCTCTCGTATTTTACATAATCTTAATTATCGAACTTATCAAGGGTTAACCTGATAACCTACAAACGACTCGGCCTCGTCCTTTGCTTCTTGGAAAGCCGCGGCGCTTAGGTAAGCTACCCACGCCTCGACCGGACGTGCGCTGTCCGCAATTTTCAGCCACAGCGCCCGATCCTGCTCTGAAAGCCCGTTGAACCAAGCAATCCCGGCGACCGGGTCTACTGTGACAGGAAACACACCGCCGCCGGCTTCGACGCCGTCCTCAAACAGCTTGAGACGCCATCCGCCTCCAAGCTCGTAGCTCGGGTCGAGCGTATAGCTACGGCGGAGCATTATTTGCCGGCCGCGGCGTTATCCGCGTCAATCTGCTCGCGCGAGCGACGCGGACGCTTCACTCGAATCATGCCGAACACCTGCGCCACGGTGAAGCCGTACATCCGCACGTCATCACGGATTACGGCGAGCGCCTGCTGCTCCGCCTCGGGAGCTAACAGCGAAATACGTTCCTGGAGCACCTGAAGTTCGTCCTTCAACTGCTTTAGCGTTTGAGTCATTCCATACCTCTCGATTGTCAGGCTGCGATTGCGGTCTGACGCCTACGTTTAACCTGCACTAAATCCGTCCGCGGGTCTATCGAAGCCGACTCGAAGAAGCCGGACTCTTCCAGGTTCCTGAGTGCGCCCTTGAGCATGTAGCGAAACTTGGCCAGTGTGGCGCAGCTGCTGCCACAGAGCGTGTACAGCGTCGATGTCTTGTAGGCGTAAGGCTCGCGATGTGTGAAATAAAAACTGTGCAGCCACTTCTCCAGCGACGTGAGCGACAGGCGCTGCTCCCAGTCAACTAGCGTGAATTCATCCTTGCCGAACAGATTAATGATGTCGGGGTCAAGACGGAACTGCCATTTGACGTGTTTCCCCTGTTCGGACTCTTCGCCCTCTTCTCGCCATTTCAACTTAGCGATCAAGCGGCCGTTGTAACCGTTCCGTTTTCTCTTAGGCGCTGCCGCGCCGGCAGCGACGCTCGCCTCCACTTCGTCCTCGTTGGTGTACGTGACCCATATGGTGCCCTCAGAGAGTCTGCCGATGGATTCCAGGAGGCGTTTGTACTTGTCCGACGACCTGCCCCACCCTAGCGCCGTCAGAACCATGTGGCCCGTGACGACGAACGGCTCTCCGACATCAACCATCCGACCCAAGTGGACGATCTGAAGGAACACGTCCTCGTCGTCCTGCCGCAGCTCCTCACCCGTGTACTGGATCACGATTCCCTGCAGCGACGCTATGACCTCTCGTGCGTACATGCGGCGCGGTTCATTGCGGTTTCCCACAGTGAACAAGGCGCATCGAGCCAGCGAGTTAGGAAGCCCCCTCACCTTGTCAGACCAGAGCATCAACTGCTGGATCACCTTTAGTTTCAAGGCTTTCTCAGGCTTAGCTTTTACCGACTTCGAAGCCCGCTGAGCAACCTCGTGTACCCTGTCCATAAACTGCCGTGCGTCTTCCATCGCTGGCCTCTTGCGTGTTGGTTTTCAGGACTCTAGCACGGGGTCCAAATCAAATTAAAGCGGAAATGTTCGCCTTAAGACTGATGGCACTTGATGTTCGCCTTTTGACTGATGCACTCTTTCGCCTTATGGCTGATGTCTAGATTCGTCTTTTGACTGATCCGAGTAACCTCGCCTTTAGGCTGATCGCTGCATTCGCCCTATGACTGACGGTTTTCGTCTGAAGACTGATCAATGTCGCCTTTAGCCTGACAAAAACTCGCCTTTAGGCGCATCCATATTCGCCTTTAGCCTGACAACGCATTTCCTGTAAAGCCTTATAAACAAAGGGCTTCCAGAATTTCTGAAAGCCCCCTAATCGTCTTTAATGTTTATAAATGGTTTACCCCTTGAATCATCAGCCTAAAGGCGATATTCGCAGCGTCCGCGCCCTTCTCTCAAACCTCGAAACTACTTTAAAAGAGCCATCAGTCAAAAGACGAAAACCAGCGATTCTGCTCTTGTAAACCATCAGTCAAAAGGCGAATATCACGATCACTCTAAAGACGAAAACCGGTTTAGCAGAAAAGGGGCAAAACCTTTGTTAGTGAGCACTCACTTTAGCTCTATGCCCCGTTCTGCCATCATCCGCCGGATTTCCGTCTCGATTCCACGCGCAGCTATCTTAGTCATGCTTTCGCCTGGCGTGTATGTCGCCAGCTCGTTCAAAACTTCGTGCAGATCAGAGCGAATGCGAACGTTGAACTGCGTCGTCGGCACCTTCTTCGGCAACACGCGCCAATCAGTTGCCGGTGCTGCGGTTTCTGCTTCAAGAGCCGCGGCCGGCGGCGCTTCCTGCTGTTGCGTGGCTGCTACAGGTGCGGGGGCTGGCAGCGCCTCAGCTGCCGGCGGGACCTCGTTGATAATCCCCTGGACTTTGGCCAAGGTCTCTTCCGGCGTTGCGGCCCTGGGGCGCGCGGTCATGGGCTTACTCATTTCCGAAAATCTCCAGATAAAGGCTCTCAATTTCAGCTGCGGCTTTGGGGTCATACTCGCTACGAGACAGCTCACGAACGCCCTTCCCTGCCTCATATGCGTTCTGATACGCGACGCGCTCGCAAACACGCGAATCCAGCAGCTTCATACAGTCGCTGAACTCCGCGAATCCGTCCGTGAACCGTTTGAACTGGTTGCTCGACCCGTTGACCATGTTGAGCACCACGCACACGTCTTTGGGCGTCTCAATCTCAGCGTTGATGCGCCGGATAAAGTCTGCGAAGTCCGGGAACGTGCGTAGGTCTGCCGGCGACGGCTTGATCGGTACGATGGTCTTGTCTGCAATGACAATAGCCTCGCGCAAGTCCCGTGTGTCTTTACCGCCAATATCCACGATCACTGTGTCGAACGCCTCGCGCATCTTGATAAGCTCTTTCGTAAGGCTCTTACCCTTCGACACACACACGATCTGTGGAACCACCTCGTTATAGACTCGCGCGGCGGCCCACTCAGTTGTCGTGCGCTGCGGGTCTAGGTCGACCAGTAGGGTCTCAAATCCCCTACTCGCACGCTCCACGGCCATCTCTTCCGCGAGCGTGGACTTACCCACTCCACCCTTCTCTGCACCAAACGTATATAGCATCACCGCTCCATGTGATTAACCCATCTACCAGATTAGCGGCGTCAGTTCGGCGAGTCAAACGTTTAAGTGATAAATGCCGTATTTATAGTTTTGTGTTGGCATTCCACTACGCTGATACATCATGCTATATAGCACCGTGTATGTGTAGCATTGCATATAGCACGCTATATAGCACTGACGCTATATGTGTTGATTAAAACAGTTGATCAGTCGGCGGAGTGGGGCGCGGTACGGGTGCGTCATCAGGCCAATGGTCGGTCCAATAGATAGTTGCTCGGATGTTTGCGGGCTTGCTCGCTGCTTCGGCTGCTTCCTTGCGTGTGCAGTCGGAGGGTGCTGGGCTTGACCACTCATAGCCATTCCACCAGCGCCACGCAGATAGGTTATTGAAGCGCGACGCAATCCACCAGCCAATGAACGGGGGAGGGCCTTCGTGCCATACAGGTTTAGTCATAAATAAAAGCCCCTTCGGCAAGGAAGGGGCTATTTGAGCATAGGTGAGGGGAGGGCGATCAGCAGGACACTACCACGGCGGCCATCTTCATTTTACAGATCCCAGCACATCAGTAACGATAGCCCACAGAGCCTCAGGTGCCCATTGCTTGCGATCAAAGTCCACATCGGGGTCTACACCCAACGCACATAGGGAATGGGCACCGCGGGTGCCTTCGTCGGTCTTCTTCATGATGGTCGCCACCTTGCCGTCGCCGCCCGGTTGCGTCGAGTGGTAGCAATATGCCATAAACCGGTATTCCTGGCCGGCTTCGATCACATCTGCAGCTTGCTGGTGCACTGCCAGCGTAAAGTCCGGTTTCCAGGGCCTATTGCCGCGTTTGGTGCGTTTCCCTTCGTGCAGGTAGGCCATATGCGTAGAAAGGTCGGAAACCTGCCTGGTGGCCGTATAGCGCACGTTTATCTGCTGGCCAACCAGGACACGGGACGTAAAGCTGAACCGATGGTCATGGATCGCTGAATGCTCAAAACAGGAGCGGCGCGGCAGCTCCGGGTGCCAAACATGCATCCGTTGATTGCCGGCGAGCTTGACCTGGACAAATCCAAGGCCGTGAAGGGTGATATTTTCTTCTGTTGGTTCGAATTTCATGCTTCTAGTCCTTTTACTATCTGAATCGCAGCGTACTCAGCGCGGATCTGCGCTGCCTGCTTTTTAACGCTGCCCATGTCCTGACTATCCACCGTGAGCCGACGCAGGGCGTTGATCCGCTCGCAAGGCCAGGGAACGTCGGTGTGTCTGCATTGGTGCTGCTTCATGGCGTCGGCCAGGGTGTATCGGTGCGCCTTCTCTAAACTCGTTGTGTAGCCGTTTCCGCCTGCTTTCCACCACAGAGGGCAGTTGCCTGTGAAGCTGCGAGAGTCCTGCAGGTAGTACAGCGGCTCCGCAGGAGCTTCTACCTCCAACGCAGCGTCGATCCGACTTAGTAGCTCCACAGGAACTGTAAGAACTAGACTTTTAGGAACCAAATGCGGTCGCGCCGCATTCGCATTGTGCCGTTTCAAGCCTGCAATTTCCGTCAGCAGCTCTTTCATCCCGTTGCTCCGTTCCGCGCGCAGGTGTCCATTCCGCAGTGGCCTGGGTAATCGCCCCCTCTGATATATTCCCGCCACTCGTCCATCCCCACAAATGGGCTGTGCGGATCGTGTTCGAAGACCGGAGTAGAGGCCTTCGGCTCAAGTGCAGCCTGCACGGACTCCTGGAACGCGCCAGGCCGAGACGCTTTCGGACGGCACCTGTCACTCGCCCAGGCCGCGCTATGCCGTGCGTGCGACTTGTGTCTGTTGTCCGCATTCAAGCAATTCCTGCCTCGCCTGCTCCTGCGGTGCTTAGTATGCCTTATCTTCCGTGACGCGCCGACACGCTCGTAGCCGTAATCGCGGCGTTGGGCTTTCATACTGGGGTCTCCCCATGAAACTGATCAGCGCCGATGTAGATGCTTTCTGGCGCTTCCGGCCACTCGCGGCGCGTTACGTCGAAATCTCCTTGATTCCAGCGTCTCAGGAACTGCAATCCGTCATCGGTTTCGAGCGCGAACTGGATGGCATCTAATGCCGGGTTAGGCGCGACTGAGGTTTCGGCCGGCTGTTCAATCTTGCGCGCAATCATGCCGAGAACGGAAAACAGGCAACCCATCAGCTCACTATCGCCCTTCGGCACTGCGTCATTCAACCCCAGTAGATTGACGATCCGGCGTAAGCGAAGGGCAGAGTGATCGTCAACCGGCTCAGCTTCCTTGGCCGCGTAGACCCTCGCTGCCCAGTCCGCGAACTTCTCGCCGTCGCGGCGTGCGGGAATCGGGGCCACACGCTGCGCCGTCATTTCAACGTCATGACATCGGCGTGCCCAGTACGCGGTCTTGGCGCGTTCTTCAAGTAATGCCGAGTCAATGGTTTCTTTCGAGCGCCTCAGGCCTGACCGTACTCCGGCGTCGAAAACCTCCTGGCTCGTAGGCGTGCGACGGCGCATAGCATAAAAAATGTCTTCGAATCCGGTCAGGGTATCCGGAGTTATTTCGACAGGGTTACCGGGTTTTGCAGTCACTGCGCACCTCCTTTTAAGCGTCCTTCGATTTGATGCTGCTGAATAGCCGTCCCGACAGATGAATACCGCGCCCACGGGTGCGCTCTCCATAGCCCTCGTCGTGCGGCCGGTGCCTCTATCGGAGTCGGCGGTTATCATGAGGATTTCCGCCCGCTCACGAGCCACGTCAGGATCTCGGCCAGGTGCTCGTCGTTACCTGTCTTGTGGTGCGCCATCGCGTAGGTCACAATCTGGTCCGTTTTCAGGGAGTCGAGACTGCTCCCCTCAGCGATTCCTAGTTTTTCCAGCTCTGCGAGAGCGGGGTAGTAGCCCGCTGAGGTTCCCGCCGGGATGTCGTTAATGTAATCGACCATCTTCCCCGTAAAAACGACCGCGAGAGGGGAGTGGCCTGCGCTCAACGCTGCCACAAAGCCGCGGACTAAGTCGTCGGCCGTAACAGGTACAGGGCGCTGCGCGACGGGTACGCTTTTACCGCACCTATCGGGTTCCCCGTTAGCCGCTGCATAGCAAGTGCCGTGCTCTTCGCATCCGACGCCCATGTCACATGCGGTGTTAGGTTGTTCGGTCATAGCTGGTGTGCCAAGGTTACGGCCATATCCCGGAGTCGCGGATCTGCCTTTGTGAGAACTTCCAGTAGGAGGCGTTTTTCCTCCAAGTAAATCACAGCGAACTTGGGGTCGTGCTCCACGATGCTGCTCATGTTGCTGATCAAGTCCGCGCATTTGATCGTCTGGACCCAGGGCGGCGCAGCCACTAGGCGGGCGCGAGACTTTGCGTTTCGCACGCCGCGGTTGCCGGTCTCAAGGTCGGATAAATCCGCTACACCGAAAGCCACGATGCTCCCGAATTTCTGCTTAAGCTCATCGAATGAGACGCCCTGGTCTTCCATGCAGTCGTGCAGCCATGCAATGGCAATCTCGGTGCCATTGGCGCAGGAATGATCAGACGTAGCCGCCGCAACAATCCCGGCGACCTCGGCCAGATGATCGATATATGGATTGCCAGTGTACTTGCGCACCTGGCCCTTGTGCGCGGCGCGGGCGAATTGCATGGCCCGAAAGGCTAGATCAGTCATTTACTTGTTCCTTCAACGAAGGAGCAAGCAGACTTTTCCGCAGCGACGCGAGCCACTGATTACCTGACTCTGTGCGCTCAACGCCCTTGCGGTACTCTCTGTCGAGGTACACAACGTTTTCACGCACCCTCTTGATAGTCGCGACAAGCCACTCAGCGGGCGTTACACGCTCCGGAGGGGTGTCGTATTCCGTGCTGCAATCCGAGTCCATCGACATGGATAGCTGCTCGATCATGAATTTTTTGAATGGCGCGTGCTCGTCGGTCGGCGGCGTCCAGCACTTCACGCTCTCCAGCATTGCTCGATACTTGTCGCGCAGCGCATTTTTGTCTGCCACGCGTTTTTCGTACTGCTCGGAATCCTGCTGAAAGCTGGCTTCGTACTGCTCATCGCTATCGCTCACCGACATTGCCAGATACTGCTCAAGCTTGACTCGCGACTCGGCAAGCGATCTCGCGTAATACTCAGACGGCTCAAAACGCTCCGGGATTGGCTTGCCCATCGGTTCGTCGCGCATACTCATGCACGCACCCATTGCGCGGGCGCATCGCATCACGAACTGCTCGAAAGTAATGCCGTCCGCGATGGTGGCTGTGTAACCTGTAGGCATTTTTAATGCTCCAATTTTCGTTAAAGGCAGGGATCGCCGCAACTTACGCAGGGATCGCCGGCAGACTGACGAACGGAAGGGGACTCAGCACTAGCTGGCATACGCCGGGCACTTGCCAGAGCTTCCAGCCCAGGTTCAAGCGCGCGCAGCGTGTGCTGCTGTAGATCCACACGCCGTAAAACTGCCACGCGTTTGAGGTCCAGGCGAAGTACCAACCGCTCTGCGTCAATGCGCCGCCGAGAGGGAGTGTGCCGAACAGTTTGGGCGTTGCCGTTACAGACACCCCTGCAACGTCGATACCGAAGCCGTAGGCGGGATTGCGCATCAACCACCATATCCGGTTGACGTAACGTCGCCAGCCGGTCTGAGGGGGCGTAAACCACGCGTGTGAGGCTTGAAACGCTGTATCGCCGTCGAGCGAGTTGTCGGGCGTCTGAAACCACCACAACCATGTCGGGAGATAGCCGGTCGACGTGGCGAAAGCGGGGAGAAGCAGGGCGGCAGGGTAGGCGATCAGTGTAAAGGCGAAGTTCAGGGTCGCCGCGAGTAGCCAGCGCGTCGTATTCACGACTATCAGCGCGAAACAGCGTAAATATTTCATGATGGAAGACTCCGATTTGAGTAGGATAACTAATCTTTATTTTGTGATTTATGTCGGTCGTTTATTGTGCTCTTACGCGGGTGTGCTCACGGGGCTATCGTCCGCTACCGCATGAATGGTGATACCGCGCCCGCCACCGCTATTTACCTTAATCTTTTTGCTCTCGTCATGTCCCTGCCGACGCACCAATTCGGTAGTGAGGCCGACGAACGCACCGGTCAGGACTGACAGGACATCGGATGCTGCCTCTTGAGCCAGAGCCAGCTCAATCGCGGTTCCGAGATTGCTGAGTGCCTGATAGGGCTCCGCTGCAGGCGCGCTCTTCTCCAGCGCAAACCAAGCCCATGCGGCTAACCCTCCCGGGCTTGGCGGCTTAACATCGGCGTGATGCTGAGAGAGGTAGGTCTGCAACGTCGCGAATTCCGCAGCGTCTGTCCGTGCGGCTGCGTTGATCGGTAATTTAGTCGTCATTTAAGTTCCTTTATCGCGGCCTGAGCCTCGTTTGAGGCTCAGGCCGCTGGTGTGAGTTACGCCAGAGATTCAGACCAGACAAAATCATAAAAATCGCCGCCCCATAGCGCCTTATGCTTACGTACTGCCGCGACAACGTCCATTCCCTTAGCCGTCATCGATACCGTACCTGAACCGAATGAGATGATTTCCACGTATCCGGCGGCAGCGCAGTCCGCGAGGCAGTTCCAGTCGTCATGCCCTTCAATTTGAACCGTTTCACCAAATCCGTCACGCGCAACTGTGTTGTCTTCTTCTTTCCAGCGTGCCAAGTGCGATTTACTCGGGTGGCGTAGCTTGTTCACGCGCATGCGCCGATTATCAATCTTTCCTTTCCCGTCCTTGCCGTCGACACAGAGCGATTCCACGTATGCCAACAATGACCAATGACCTTTGCCGAACTGCGATACCGGTACTGCCGTACATGCTTCGTGAGGTGCTGCGTTCATTTCTATTCCCTGAGTTCTTGATTGAATCGATATTCCGAGTGACTTAACGTCACCCACTCCCCGTTTTCCCCTCTCTTTAAAATCGTCTTGCTGAAGCCCCAGTGATACAAGCGAATCACGAGGCGCGTACCGTCTGATCGATCTTTACGCCCCATACACAAAAATGGCCCTCCAGAACCTCCATTCTTCATTCGCCTGCTTCCTCCAACACAGCCCGCGCTATCGTTCGCAGGTCGTAGATGCTTTCGTCACCTTCGGCCGCAATCTTGCGCATCGCGGTAGTGAGTAGGTGGATTTTCTTGTGCAGCTGCTCGAACGTGGTCGGCTGCTGGCGAGTGCCGTTCGATTTAACTGACTCTCGGAATGCTTCGAATTCGGCTTGTTGGGTAGCGTCACTACGATCTGAGCCGTAACGTCCTGTAGAGGGAGACCCGGACAGCAATGCCGCTTCCCTTGCAGCTACTTGCTCTACCTCTCGCGCCCTGTCTCTTCGCCTGCGAATTTCTGCTACGAAAGGTGGCACAATCGCCGGACGAATGCCTTGGATCTGCGCGGCAACCAGCGCGCTGGTTGCCGCATACGCCTGCTCCATGTAATTCGGCGCGCGGCGCTGCTCGCGAGAGAGGGGAGGGGCTTTCAAGCACGGACCGCTCAGCTCTGACTCAGCCTTTCCGCAGTGCCTGCACATATCCAAAGCTACTTCGCCGTTACGGCCGAGAAGCTGTTCCGGGATACCTTCGTCGCCGTCCATATAGACGCTATGACGGCTCATGGCTTCGCGCGCTTGTCGAGTTCTGCTATCAGCTCGGGGTCGGTTAACCAGTTCGCGGGTGTGAGCGAGTCTCTGTTAGCCAGTAACGCCAATACGGGTTTGCGGTAATCTCGGCTCGCCAAAAACTCATCTATTGGCACGCCGTCCACGTAAAAGGCCAGCACCCTCTGCTCAGCCCGAGCGAAATCGAACTCAGACATATAGCCGGCAAACCCGCGGTCGCTATCGGTAATCTTCGCATCCCAGGAGGTAGGGCGGGGCGGTTGAGTGCGGCCGGTAGGACTGGCAGCGGTTTGCGTACCCGTTAGGGCAGCTGCTTGTGCGTAGCGCTCTCTGTCCTCGTAATATGCTTGATCAATCTCAGGCGCGCGGGCCAGCATGTCAGCTGTGGACTCGTGCCTCGTCGGCATCCAGAGCGCGCGCCACGCAGATTTGATACGGGTGAGGAATTCGGAAAACATTGTCGATCCTGAGATAAGGGGATTACCAAGCGCCAGCGCCGAGCTGGCAGTAAGTCGAACTGGACGCGATGATGTGTTTTTGGCGGTCGCGGGTGCTGCCGCGATCCGAATAATCGTCACCGTCCATCGCGTGAAACGTCCCATCAGCTTCGAAGAAAATGTTTGCCTGATCGCCGTACTCCTCCTTGAGGTTTGCATCCAGGCCATTGATCAGCGATGTGATTTCGTTAAGGCGAGAGACTATCTGTTTCTTTGACATTGCCATGCTCAGCGCCCCAGCACGAATTGACGCAGTTGCTGCCGGGCTTCGTGACGCACTGCGCGGCGCTGTGCCCGTGCAGATGCTTTCGCCCAAGTACGCGGTGCGTCAGCCGCGCTATGGCGGCTATCGTCTCGGGTGTCCACTTTGTTTTCGTTCTCTGTGAAAGTCTGCGTTTTCATGGTAGTCAAATTGCTAGGGAACTTCGCAATCTCACAACTGTCGTTTCGAAAAGAAACGCGATTATGAGGCCGATACAGAAAGGTCTGTTAGGAAAATTTTAGAGTCACGCGCTGTGCGTTGCGCGCCCGCATCAAGCAATTTTAAGGACTGCTTACTGCGGACTAACTATACCAGTTTTATAGTTTTGTACAAAACGAAATGCGCTTTACAGAGCGTTTTCGTTGAAATTCTATTTATAACCATTCCGGCCGTAAACCGCTGGACTCGGCACTGATTTGCGGTATGCAACATAACCGCGCGCCTGCCGATCGATGCGCAGTCCTTGCGCATTGCATACAGAAAGTAGTTCGGCCCAAGCTACGCCCATTTGCTCGGCACGCGCCTTGGTGCAAACGACCGCGCTACGCGTACCTGCTACGCACTCAGCGACCTCGGTCTTGAAGTCGTCGAGTGTCGGGATTCCTGGTTGGTATTTCGTATTCATTATTCAATCCAGAGGGCGACGTGGTGTTTCATCCGAGCATTCCCATCTCTTCCTGCACTGCCGTAAGGAACTCGTGAGCTTGCGTCACGTACCCTGTCCTCTAACAGGCCAAGTGTCTGCGCTGCCCTGCGTAGAAAGCGACGCGACACCCGTGGTAGCGACATCCGCCGGCCGCCACACGCACCCACACGTATGACAAAGGTGCGAACGGTGGGGCGGGTTAAGCCATTGGTCGTCCATGCCGCCTAGCGCCAGATATTTGCGATACGCCTCGTCCGACTCGGATTCGTCGATGTGCTTCCTACCGCACTCCGGACAAAACAGCAGCATGGGAATCGGATCGACGGCTCCCGTGGTCATTTCGGAACTCTTGTCGAGCGTTGGGGTTACAAAGGGTCTGTTGAATGCCTTGGTCATTTCGGTCCTTCGATTAGGCACAGCGACCAGGCTACGGGCGGTTCTTTGCCGGCCTTTTCATAACGCTTGTCCAGCACCCCGCGTGCTTTCATCGCGGCTTGTTCGCAAGTGACAGCGCTTACCGTCACCGTGAAGCCGATGCCATATTTAAAACGCCACTTGGCGGGTACTTTGGTCAGACGCATGCCCAGCTCGGCGGCTAACATCTCAGCCATGTCGCGCTTGGTCAGCCCCTCGCATTCGTCATCGTCGCCTTCCGCCTGGTAGAGCAGGAATTTCGGTTCTGTTTTCACTTCAATCGTCCTTCAAGCTTTCAATAAGCAACTCGATAACGTCCAGGGCTTTCTCCAGGCCCTCCTTGGTTGCCTCTCGGCTGCGCGACGTGTCGCCATAGAAATCTTGGATGGCTTCTTTGAGTTGGGTTTCGGTCACGCTGCCGCCTTCGTGAATGTCCGCACGGTCGTCATCTTTTCCTCGGCTACACAGTCCAGCGCGTAGGCCGAGGCCATCCAATCGATAGCCTCGGGCTCACCGTGCTTACCGCCCCCATACCAGTAAGTCCAACCTATCCATGAACCGTCCGGGGCCTGCGCAGCGACTTCCTTAGCCTCGTAATAGCGCGAAGACGGCGCTGTCAAGCCTGTGGCGTGCTCGCCTTCGCGCAGTTCCGCAGCAGCTTCGCCGATGTCCTCCTCATCGGCTTCGTCATACAGGCCGTCGACGTTTTCAGCTGTGACTTCGACCAGCGGCTCACCGGAATCCGCAGATATTTTGTACAGAATCAGGTGTTTCAGTTTTTGTTCGGGTGTCATTTCAATTCTCCTTGAGTCTCACAGACGACCAGTAAAGTGCGAGTTACCTCGTGCGGCCTGAGCGTGGCGTTCCAGCTGGCCACGATCTCGACGCCCCAGGCTTTCGCCTCGTATAACGTCTTGATACGCTCGTCGTTATACGATTCCCAATGGGAACCGCCTTTGGCGCTGCCGATCAGTAGCTGGAATTTCATGGTGTCGACCGGTTCATCGCTTCGACGAATGCGACCGCCAGCTTGTAAGCGAGCTGCCTGGTGAAGTCGTCGGTATAGGGGAAATGCGCAACTTCGCAATCCTCGCCCGTGAGCGGGTTGACCGCGACCACGAAGTAATAGCGGCCAGTTTCCCAATCGCCTGGCGGGTTGAATCCCGTGTACTGCATCGTCAATTCCTCCACAGCTTCGGCTTCGTCAGGCATCGTTTCAATCCTCTTTTTGTTGGGTTCAAACATCAGTACGGGAAACAGCTTGCGCAACGATTCCAAGTCCATGCTGCGACCTTCTTGCACTGCGCGATCACCTACCGATACGCCCGCAACTCGAAACCGCTTGCCGCCGTCTGAGTAGCTGCGCACTTGCACGTTCAAAATCAAAAACATCTGGTCAGGCGCTTCGGCCTTGTCCTGCCAAGCCTGCCCGCGATGAATATCTGTGCCGTCACTTGCTTGAGCTTCGGCAATGGGTTCGGAAGAGGTAATCATGTCGGTCCTTATCGGGTTACACAGGTGTTTCGAGCATCCAATCAATCCAGGCGATACGGTCACGATGCGTTTGCGATCCATCAACATACCGCCCGCAGCGATCCTGCCAAACTGCTAGGCAATAAGTCGGAGAGAGTGCCGCTTGAATCCAGGCGCAAAGACGTTTTTTAGCGACACGGTCCTCAGCGGTCCTCACGGCGTCGCCCAGCGCTGTACAGATGAATGGAGTTGCACCCGCTACAATGGCTTCTCGCGCTCGCATTAACAAATCACGCTCGGTGTAGGTGAGGGCCATTATTCTTCGATCTCGACGGGTGCGGCGGTTGCGATATACGTACTGCCTTCCTGCATGAAGCCGTCGAGCGCTACTCGGTGCGCTTCGGCTTCTTTCTCGCGCACTTCCGCAATCAGCTCTCCACGGGCTGAGCGGATCACGTTCACGTAGACGGTGCGCTTGACAGTCGCCATGTACAGGTCGTCAGGGTGCTTGACCTTGTCTGTTCTGTAGGTGCCGTCCTCGCCGGTAAACAAGACATTGGTTCTGCCTTTGACCACGGTAAGGACGCGGCTCGTGTATAAGAACGTTGGCTCGTGAGCCAGGAATCGAACGGGTAGACCCTCACGGGTTACGACCGGATCGCCGCGCTTGGCGGCTTCAAGATTGAACGGTTTGGTCATATTTTGGAGTCCTAAAGTGTATTTCAGCTCTATTACCGATGTGACAGTGCGTGACGGGAGGAACATTTCAGCTACCTTTTTCCAGATCGACCGCGTGCGGCCCGGTCATAGCTGCTGTGCAGACTGCGAACCATTTGCGCGTGCCCGCCGCTTTGTTGAACAGAAGGTCCAAGACTGCGACCCAGGCGAGCGAGATGACAGCGGCACAGACCAGGAGGAGAGCGATTGCGCAGAGCCATTCGAGAGCGTCGGTCATGCTGCGGCATCCTTATGAATGGCGCACCAGCGAGCGCCTACTTGCTTTAGGATGTAATCAGCTAGGCTCTGCTTGGCGCGCGTCACTGCTGCTTTAGCTGCGGCTTCCGTAGCGTAGCCGGTCATGTCCCGGCCATACATGCTGTGGCCCTTGTTTATCGCAGCGATCGCCGTACCTCCGCCGTCTATGTTGCCACGATGGATATGCACTACAGCACCCGTGACAGGGCTTCCGTCAGCGGTGAACCTGCGCAATAGCGTACAGTCGCTGGCTAGGGCTGAGACTGCGACGTGGACATAACCGCCGCGTATCGTGCGGACTTTGGTAATCTCGGTAGTCATGCTGCTTTACTCCCCGTTGCCGGCAGTGCGAACCGCATTCAAGTTAGTCATTTCGTGACGGCACAGGAATTCGAAATTACCGTTCACAAGGTCATTGGGCAACACGCGCATCAGCTTGTAACCGAGCGGCTTGATGCGCGTTTCGGTCGCACTGATGCGCTCGCGCGTCTCCGGTATCACCTTCTGGTAGAAGTGCGCGCCAGCTTCATCGAAAACCCAAACGAAACCGTTTGCGGTGCGTTCGCGCGGGGAGAGGGTGCGAGCGTCGGTCATTTCGGTTCACTCCGCACCAAAACTGCCTCTCCGTCGCCAGCCTTGTAGGTGAAAACGTCCCAGTTTTCAGCGCCTGCCTCTGTCATCCAGATTTCGCCATTGAGATTGCGACGGTCCATCGTCATCATTACGTCGCGGAACTCGATATACTTGGTGATGCTGCCTACGCCGCTTACCCTGATAGCCACCACCCCGTCGACCATGACCGTGATGCGGAATTCCGTTGCGCGGCTCATGCTGATGCCCCTCGCACCTGAGCGAGCGCTTTCCGAAGGTCGTCCAACACCTGCTGTGTGTTGTCCTTCTCGTCACGAACAAAAGCCACGGAATCGAGCAGGGTGATTGCATCGATCAATGCGCGGTCAAGCTTGGCGTGACTCGAATACGCTGCAGGCGATGCTTTGATAATTTCCCGCACGATAGTCTTACCGCCTGGGTTCTGTGCGTCATACCCTTGTTCTTTGGCGATGCGAAGCGGGGAGGGGCCTGCGATGACTTGCGCAGCCAGTTCGGTATCGACGTTTGCAAATTCCAGCTTATACGACAGCATATCGATGGCTTGCGTGTCGGACATAACGAAACCGTCTGCGACCCATACGGGGTCAATGTCGAAACGGACAATCCAGGTGAGGGGCGTTTGCATGGTCTTTATTCCTGTGCGGTAGCGGTTTGGTATGCGCAGCGGCTCATGCTGATTCCTTTATTGCGTCTAGTGCCTTTTCCAACTCGCCGCGTCCGTATTCAGCCGCGCTCGTCTCCTTCGTTTCCACGTCCCGAAGTTCCTCAATGATCTCCAGCATTTCGGCTTTGGTGCCGCCGCGCATACGCTTTGCCAGGGCGTCGAGACGCTTAAGGATATCGCTCAAGAAATCCTCTTCGGGAAACTGGCTCATGCCCTCGCTGATCCACGGGCCAATCGAGCAAACGTCATCCAGAATCATTTCTTTATCCAGCACACTCTCAATCCGTGCGCCGGTCAGCGAACCGAACATGCGGAAAAATTCCTTGTTCGTAAGCGAAGGGATATCTGCTATTTCGTGTTGGGTGTTCATGGTCTTTATTCCTGTGCGGTAGCGGTTGTCAATGATTGCATCCGCACTTCACGAATGCCGATGACCGTTTCGTAGTTACCCATAGCGAGCATCTTGAGCGGGCGCTGTTTTACGGTAACGACGAAGCCGTCGGCTTCGGCTGCATCGAGCAAATCGGCAAGCTTAAGTTGCCACTCGACTGCGCGATCCAGCGTAGGTCTTGGCAAGCCTGATTCTTCTATGACGACTGACATGGCATTTACTCCTGTGCGGCTTTGTTTATACCGTCCGCGTAAGCACGGGCAGAATCGCGGGTAGAAAACGCACGGACTAACGGCACGATCCCAACGCCTTCATGAACGTGATTGCGTTGCCCTTTGTCGTTCACGGAGGAAACAGCCCAAAGTCCGCTGTTGAATGGATGTGGCGTTGCTTTCCATTCTGCGTTGTTCATTTTGTTCCTCTGTGTTTTCATGCTCAGGCGCTCAGCAGTTCAAACAATTCGTCATCGCTGATTTCAGCGGCCATATTGATATGGGCTGGCAAGCCCAAGAATTCGTACTCGTCAGCCATCTCGCGCTCGATTTGACGCACCCATACTTCGCGGTGCTCTGTTTCCAGCGGTGACTTCGACGCGGCTAAGGCGGCCAATTCGCGGCCAAGACGCTCACTCAGGGCCACCAGGTGTGAGGTATCTTTCATGCTGCGTTACTCCGGCGGGCAAGTGGCAAACTGGTGTAGTCGGTGTAGCCGTCGACATACGCGCGGTACATCAGATCGTTTGAGAACTCCGCAGCGGTGCGGGAAACTCGACCGCGGGCTTTGTCGTTCCAGCCTTGGGCGTAGATTTGGGTGGCGGTCATGGCCGAAACGCCCATTGCGTAAATTCATGAGCTTCATTAACCAATGCGTCGGGATCGTCACCCACAATCGAGTAAGCATCTTCTTTGTCGTCATCCAAGAGGTCAATGACCATCCACGCGCCCGCAAACAACGGCTTTACCTCCGGATCGCGCGCCATAAGCTTGTAACCCGACTTCTCAAGCGCCTTGAGTTTTTGCTCTTTAGTTAAGGTTCTCATGCTCACTCGCACTGGTAGATGGCAATTGCAATTGCCATCGCTGCGTTATCGGTCACGCCCCGGCTGTCCGATTTTTCCGTTAAGTCAGCTTGGAGTGCGAAAAGGGAAACTTCGTGATTGCGCAGACTCCGTAAATAAATCTGCATCTTGCGTTCCACGACATCTTTAACGATCTGTTCGCCGGATTTCGCAGGGTGGGCCTGTGCGAAAAAGTCGACTTGGTTGCGGGTCGCGGCGGCTGCTAAGGCAATTCGATGAAGTACGCTCATTTCGATTCACCCGCAGCGGTCACGTCAGAGGTGACGAACTGGACAAGGCCAGCGAAACTTTTACCTGCTACGGCATGCGCAGCGTTATAGGTACGCTCCGCGGCCCGCTCACCCGCCCGGAACAAGATCACCTTACGCGCCGACAGCAGGGCGTAGTCGAAACCGTAAATAACCGCTTCGTAGCTCGGAGGCACAACCATTGTTCCGGCGGGGTGGCGCTGAAGGTTGCTCATTTCGATCCACCTGCAGCGGTCCAGGCGTGCGCAGCGATAACAGCGTTCACGTCAGAGATGCGGTTCTTCATTTCCCGGCGGTCCGCTGACGTGTAGTGACTGCGTTCGCTGCCTTCCATGTTGAGCAAGTCCTGCTCCAGCGTGGCGGCAATCTCAGACTGGATATAGTCAATAACCTCTTGAGGGCTGGAGAACATACGCAATTTCAGACTGGTTAGCTGCTTGGTGGACATTTCGTTCCGCTCCGTTAGGACTACTTAAGGTGACTGCCTTGCACAAAACTAATAATACAGCATTTATAGTTTTGTGCAACATCGAAAAGCGCTTTACAGAGCGTTTTCGTTAAAAAGTTGTAACGTAGCGGAAACAGCATGTGCTGCAGGGGCTTTCGAACGGTAGAGCGCTACGGCGGCCTGGTCCGCGTCAACAAAGCGCCACTGTTTGCCAGTCTCGGTCAACTGGACTAGCGAGCCGGTCCAGGTGCTAGTCGCTGCGGCCGGGGTTTTGTATCCGGCTTCGCGTGCAACGTCTGAGGCGACGAATAGCGGCTTACCGCCGTGGGTGATGTAGCGAATCCGCGTGCCAGGCACGGTTTCGAGGACTAGACGGCGTCTAGGCACGTTTCACGCCGAAAGCGACATCAAGCAAAGCATTGACGCGCTCGGGGGATTGCGGATCGCTTGGCGGCTCCTGGGCGGCTTCGGCGTCAGTGTGCGGCGCGTAGGCTGCTATGACGCTGCGAGCGGCTTCTGCGCGGTTCTGCAGCTGTTCCAGCTGGGTGTTGATATAGGCCAGCTGGAACTTGGCCACATGGCTGTCGTTTTCCGGGAACTCGGGCAGGTCAAGCACAGGGAATACAACAGCGCGCATCCAGTCGGCGAAGTGCACAGCGGTTGCACTTCGCGGTGTGCAGGTTAGAACACCTGCCAGGGTGACGGCCTTTACCGGCCGCTCGCGGCGCTGCATCTTGACGATACGCGCATGCTCGGACTCGTGCGGTGACATGCGGCCGGTATGTGCATAGCCAAGAGCCGCAGCGATCTCGGCAAAAGCGAAGACGATTTCCGCGTTTGCGACCTCTGCGACAATGAAATGATCGCGGCTATTGGGGTCGGTGTAAGTGAACACATAATCAATGCCGTCTGAGTGGTAAGGCTGCATATTTTGGGTGCAAGAAGATTGGGCAGGTTTGGACTGTAAATTAACGAAAACGCTTTGTAAAGCGCTTTTCGTTTCTTACAGTTTGTAAGCTTGCCGGGGAGTTCGCAGCGGTCGGAAAGGTACGTAAAGGGGGTGGCCGTCCTAGAAAAGACGATTAGAGACAAAAATAGGTGATTTAGAAACCTCTTTTTGTGTATTTTTCCAGGGTATCCATAAAAGTGTACCTTTAAATAAGTAACAGAAAAGCTCACTTTCTATATGGGGTAAGGCTTTGCGGGCTATTTGAACTGGTAGGAAAACCGATCAGTACCATAAATAGCGTATATATCGCTGCGAACTGGTAGGAAAACCGATCAGTTGGTGCTTAAAATTTAGGCAGATGACGCTAACTGGTAGGAAAACCGATCAGTTAGGAGGGCGAAACGAGCTAACTGGTAGGAAAACCGATCAGTTGGTGCCCTAAAATTAGCTAACTGGTAGGAAAACCGATCAGTTAGGAGGCCGAATTAACGAACTGGTAGGAAAACCGATCAGTTGGGAGGGAGGGGAAAAGTGCTGCGAACTGGTAGGAAAACCGATCAGTTAGTGTTTTCTGCCTAAAATTTAAGCACCAACTGGTAGGAAAACCGATCAGTTAGGAGAAATCGAGTGTCTAACTGGTAGGAAAACCTACCAGTTGGTGTTTTGTGCTCAAATATTAGGCACCAACTGGTAGGAAAACCGATCAGTTAGGGCCTATAAATAGGGTGTTTATCGTACTGGTAGGAAAACCGATCAGTTAAACGGCCGTAATACGCTGTAAGCTTAATGTAATGTTGGTGCGGTCCGATTTGGGTATCTTTTGTCACTTCGAAGCGGCGAGCGCTGCGACTGCGGCCCGCAGAGTTGGGGCACTGATCGATGTAGTGGATTGGGTGCGCAAAGCGGCGCGCATATCCTTGACGCACAGTTTTAGCGCTCGCCGCACCTCAGCCAAGGTGTCAGGCATCGCTGCGAGTTTCCGGCCGTTTTCGCGTATTTCGGCATTGCTTGGCATTTGTTCTCGCTCAGGTGGGTGTGCGTAGAAAAATCTTCTAGATTTAAGGCAAAACGTGTACACTAACAATACCGTATTTATAGTTTTACAGCAACCTTTCAAATCTATAAACTTGGTGCCCTTTAGAAACGAAACCGGCACAATAGAGGGCTTTCAATGCTACAATCCGGGAAATTAGGCTTAGGGAGTTTAGCAATGATCACATCACCGCCGCGCAGACTTATTGACAAGATAGTCCAGGAAACGGGCGCTGACGAAGAGCTGATTAAGCGGGCTTTAACGATTGCGTTTGAGACAATCAAAGAGGAAGCCGCAGAAGGTACTGTAATGATTCGCGGCTTCGGTACTTTTTACACGCTTGAGCGTAAGGGCTGTGTGCGTCCGCTTCCGTCCAACACGTCGCGCACCATCGAAGTACCTGCGACCCGGCGCTTGTCGCTGCGCAGTGTTCCTGACCGGTTCTAGCAGGACTGAGGTAACGCGTGCACGCGTTACCCTTCGGTGTGCCTACTTCGCCAAGTGCAACAGAAGCCCGGTAATGACGGATAGCTGCACAGCCGCTGCGCTTAACACGATCCCCACAACCCACTTAATCGTCTCGTTTTTGCTTTCGGCAATCGCGAGTTTCAGAGCGCCTTCGCTTGCGGATAGGGCGAGTTTAAGGGTTCCCTCGGTCGATGCAAGGTCGGACTTGCTCGCAATCTGATCCTCAATCAGAACCTTCATTGCGTGCGCTTGGCCCTTGGCCTGTTGCGGGGTAAATCCCGACTCCTCCAGGGCGTCAGCGTAGCTCAGGGTATCAAAAACCATTGTAGACATAGTAAATCTCAGGTTAGGGTTCATTGCCATGTCCTAAAAGGCACGGGCTTATCATAGCGCGCTTACGTGTGCGGGACTATAAAACTAATAATGCCGTATTTATAGTTTACTAGCAAGTAAGTATAAACCCTTACATTAAACTCCGCGCACTATCGAAATAGTCGCCACCGGGCTGTCGAACTGCTTAATCAATTCGGGATCACGTGCGCCCCACACAATCACGGCACCTTTAGGGAGCGTCGTATCGCCTTTAACCTGCCACCAAGATGAGTACATGTCGGATTCGTCGGGTTCGATCAGTGCGGAAACTTTACCGCGCGCACCGATATCGACCAGGGCGCGCAGATACCTCTCGCCATGCTGGAATGTCACAGGATGCACGCCGATTGTCAGGCCCGCATCAAACTTAATACGTTCTTCCAAGGTGCGGTACATGGTCATGACGACGCAGCCAAGACGCTGCGGACTTTCTGAGCGCCGACCTTATCAACCAGGGCGTCGATAGCCTGACGCGCCGCAGTGAGTTCATCGGTTCTAGAATAATTGACGATAGCGCCGATTTTAGACAGACAAACGCGTTTCCCGGATTCGAAGTGAGAGACTGTAGGCACAGCATCGCCTCTTTCCTGATGTAGCGCGAACCAGTACCGGTATGCGCCTACGTAATGCGAGAATCTGCGGCACTCGGTCTTAACCTTGGTTCCGTCTATAAGGTGCATTTGAAAGGTCTGCATTTTCTCTGTTCCTGTTCGGTGACTTCCTAATGCCCTAAGCCCGCGTATAGCGGGCTTGGTTTGAGCGGGTAGGGCGCTAGTCGCGGTCTATTTTCACATCACCGGCCAAGTCTGCCGCGACTTCATGCCAATCGACGGATTGCAATGCCGCTGTCAGTAGATCAGAGTAGACGCCCGTTACTTCCGGCATTTCTTCCGTATGCGCGTCTTTCAACTCGTCGGCGAGCGTGCTAATAGCTGCTGTGCGTGCTAACTCGTCGTTAGTTTCGGTAAGCGCGCTTTCCTTTACCAACGTCTCGGCGCGATCCGTCCAGCGCCGATACGAACTTTCCTCATTCGCAATCCACAGGTTCACATTCCACGTTTCGTAATTTTTGAATCCGTTATATCGTGAATCGGTCATTTCGTAGCATCCAGTAATTTAGGGGTTTCCTAATGCCCTAAGCCCGGATATACCGGGCTTGGTTTTAGTTCTGACGCTCACAGGTCTTTTTTGCGCGATACGTCTGATACATGATACGCAATCCCAGCTTCTTCCCGCGCCCAAAGGGTCGATTGAGTGCTACCTGACTTGGGCGCTGCAACAAGACCTTGACTAACTAACCAATCGCCAGCGGTGCCAAGCGCCTGATCGCCGTACCCGTACTCAAACGGGATATGCGCTATTTCCTTGTTTTCCGCGTCGTAAATTCGAACCGAATGATACGTGTTGCCGTAGGTCGGTTGGAACCAGCGGCGTGCGACTACGGTAAATTTGATTCCGGGGGCGGTGCTGGTTGTCATTTTCGGGTCTCAGGGGTTGGTTGCTAACAGAACTAATAATACCGTATTTATAGTTTTACTAGCAAGTAAGTATAAACCCTAGTCTTTCTGTGCCGCGTGCGTCATGTAAGGCAAAATCTGATCGCACGTCAGGCAGCGCAGGTGCGCGGTATCCCGACGCACCTTTAGAGCCGTGTAGATCACTCGCTTAGAGATTTTTAATTGGTCTGCGACAGATGCGACGGACCTATCCGGCTCGCTCTTGAGGATTGCGAGTGCCTGTTTAGTTTTGCTCATTCTTTGAATCCTCGTCTTTTGATTTCAATTTCTCAGCTTCGCGCCTTACAGCGCGGGACACTACGGATTCGTGAATGCCAATAGCCTTAGCCGCTGCGTATTGCGAAACTCCGGGGTTAGCCCTTAGCAGGTCTAGTGCCCGCTGAGTTTTGCTTCTTTCCTTTCCACTCATTTTTAGGATTCCAAAAGATGAAAAAATCGTTAAAAACCGTGTCTCGCGAGGCCAGTAAAATCCTGGCCTGTCGCAAGTAGCCGGTATTAGTGAGCTGCAAGGGAGCGTACAAATCCAGGAAATCGCCCAAATTTGACCATAATTCTATACTTGCTAACAAGTAAGTATAAACCCCTAAATGTGTTTCCACGTGACGCGGGTTTTGATGTGGTGGATCGACACCTGCGACACGCCGTAGCGCGCTGCAAGGTCACGGCCGCTGTCCGTCGATATGCGGATGTCTCGAACGTCCTGTTCGGCAAGCTTGGCGCGGGGTGACGTTTCGCCAGCATCGCGAGCCGTGCGAATTCCCCAATGCAAATTACTGATTTTGCAGTCGGTCACATCGCCGGATTTGAATAAGCCCTCGTAACCCTCAGGACAAGGCCCGGCAAACGCTGCGAGCACCAGACGATGCAGCAGAAACCGCCTGGTGACGCCTAGCTTGCATAGCGTTACCTGCAATCGTCCTTTGTTGTTTGATCCAATCTTCAATAGGTGTTTAGTAGTCCTGATACCTTCCGCGGTCGCTGCATTACTCAATCGCTTGAGACTGCGCACATTGCCATCGTCGCTTACTTGATACAGGCCGATGTAGTCGGGAACGTCGCGCCAGATTTCCATGATTGATAACCTTGTATGTGTAAGTTTTGCAGTGAATTACTTGTTAAGAATGACACTATATAACACATAACACATTGATTAATAACGTTTATATGCTCGATAAGTGTGTGTAAAATATCGTTTACATAATGAAAGTTATCGAACAAATAGTGCTGTACAAAGCGTTTTCGTGCAACAAAAAACTATAAATATGCTATTCTGTGTTTTCACCCACAAAGGAACAAAGGCCATGCGATACCTCATAGCTGCATTGCTGATAGTGTATGCCACACAAGCATATCCACGAGGTCACAGCTCGGGTGATAGCTCGTCATACAGTCGTGCTGATAAGCTAAAGAGTGACACGAAAGACCACTATGGTACAGACGATCGAAAGAAATAAAATAAATAAACAAAATGCTTACACGGCTGGAATGCTGGCTTGGATGGTGACCGTGTAGCTGTCCTCGCCGTTCCGGCACCCCCTACACCCCCTTTTTGTTCTGGCTGGCGCGTGATACCGTCGCGCCTGTATTAGTTCGGAGTCCGAACTATGTGACTAGCAAGTATACACAAAGGGACGTGCAGAGTGGGCTACGATTTTAGACTGTTCACGGGGAAGCAGCGGAAGTTTGCCGAGGAATACGTCCTCGACCTGAACATGACCGCCGCGGCGCGCCGCGCCGGCTACGCGGACCCGTCTTCGGCCGCCTGCACGACGATTGTTCTGGAGCATGTCCAGAGCTACATCAACCACCTGGTCGAGAAGCGCGCCAAGCGTCTTGAGCCTACGCAGGACGAGGTTGTAGCCCGGCTGTGGGCCATCGCCACCACTGATGTCAATGAGGTCGTACAGTACCGCCGCACCGCGTGCCGGTACTGCTACGGCACCAATTATCGCTACCAATGGACTGACGCCGAGTACGAGCGCGCCTGCGAAGAGGCGGCGAAGCGCAGCTGGCCGCAGCCGGTGCAATCGGGCGGCGTCGGTTACAGCAGGGACCGAGACCCCAATCCCGCGTGCCCGGAGTGCAAAGGCGAGGGTAAGGGCGAGATCCACGCGCAAGACACCCGCAAGATGGGGGAGGGCGCGAAAATGCTCTATGCCGGCGTCAAGGCCGGGCGCGATGGCCTGGAGATGAAGACCCACGACCAGGTCAAGGTGTTGGAGCTGTTGGGCCGTCATCTCGGCATGTTCAAGGATAAGGTCGAGCATTCAGGCGAGATCGCCAGCAACGGACCGACGCTGAACGTGACGCTGGCCGGCGCGACGGCTACTCCGCAGCAGGTCGTGCAGGACCCACAAGGTGCGTAATCTCGCCACGTCCGAAGCTATTTCACAAACACTTATCAAAGCGCTCGGCTTGCCGCCCCTGGTCTCCAAGTTGGAGATCGTCCTGGAGGCAGGCGAGCCGGCGCGCGTCAAGTGCGACTTCATGCTGCTCGACAAGGAAACCGGCAACTTCGCCGCGGCGTTCGAAGAGTTCGAGTTGCAGCCGAAAACCAAGCCTGTCAACGCTCCAGGAGATTTTTGATGTCCGTTCATGCTATCCGCGACAAGCCGCCCGTAACAGACGTGCCGGGGCAGCTGCGCAAGCTGGCCGACGATATCGAGGCAGAGAACTATGGCGAGGTCGCTGCCGCAGTCGTTGTGCTCGAAGCAATGACGCTACCGATTTTCGGCTTTGGTGGCGCAGATCCCAAGAATGCGAGCGAACTACTGGCGTGCGCGCAGCAGAAATTGCTGCTGATTCGGATGAACTACATGCAGGCCATACCGACTTAACAAACACTTAATCACCCAGGAACCCAAATGATCAAACCGACCCCAGGCCGTGTCGTCCTCTACACTCCGCACGAGGGCGATGCTGACTTGTTTCGTCACGACGCTACCCAACCGCTCGCAGCCATTGTCACGTACGTGTGGAGCGACAACATGGTCAATCTCAGCGTCTTCAACCAGAACGGACGCCAGCACGAGCGGACCAGCGTATTGCTACTGCAAGACGACGCTATCGCTCCCTGCGGCCCATACGCAGAGTGGATGTCGTTCCAAAAAGGTCAGGCGGAAAAACAAGAAACAAAATCCGAAGTTAGCCGCTTAGCTCGCAATCAAGCGCTGTCCATCCTGAGTCCGACAGGCCGCGCCCTTCAGGACTACATGGTCAGCGTCAACAAGCTCGCCAAGTACATCGAGACCGGTGAGCTGCCGGCCGGAGCCGAAGCATGAACATGGTCGCCACCACGTCGCGCACCGGTGAGCAGCTGACCGAAGCCGCAATCGTACAAGCAGGGAAGATTGCGCCGCGCGTTACGCCGGCCCATATCGATGCGGTGATTTTCAGCGAGCATTTCTTCACGGCTGAGCACGGTGTTGAAGGTGCAATGGCGAGACTCGAATTGCACCAGAGGTATTCTGACGTGGACACGCTTGCCGGTCACGCGTGTCCAGCAAGCCCACTGCACTTGCTCACCTTCTGCGTCATCGTGCTCCGCAACGGGTTCACCGTGACCGGGGAGAGCGCCTGTGCGAGTCCGGAGAACTTCGACCCGCAGATTGGCCGCGACATCGCTCGCAAGAATGCGCGCGAAAAGATTTGGGCGTTGGAAGGTTATTTGCTCAAGCAAAAAATTCACGATAAAAATAATTAGGATCACGAACAAATAGGATTACTGAAAAGTAGCACTACTATTCATCAGGAATGCTAAACATAGTAATCCTAAACATATTTAACAAATACTTAAGGAACTTTGGACTTAAATCTCCACAAGCGGCAGACAGACGCGTTTCTCAGCATCGCCACGGAGATTCTTTACGGTGGAGCGGCCGGAGGTGGAAAGTCGCACCTGATGCGCTGCGCCGCGATCATCTGGTGCTTCGGCATTCCGGGCTTGCAGGTCTACATCTTCCGCAGGCTGTCGGACGACTTGGCTAAGAACCACATGGAAGGCGTGACCGGCTTTCCGATGCTGCTCAAAGAGCTGGTGGATAGCAAGCACTGCAAGATCAACTACGGCAAGAACTACATCGAGTTTTGGAACGGCGCGAAGATTTTCCTATGTCACTGCCAGTACGAGAAAGACAAATACAAGTACCAAGGTGCGGAAATACACGTCCTCATGATTGACGAGCTGACTCACTTTACCGAGTCGATCTATCGCTACCTGCGCGGCCGGATGCGGCTCGGAGCGCTGCGCGTGCCGGACGAGTACAAGGGCAGGTTCCCTCGCGTGATTAGTGGCTCGAACCCAGGCGGCATGGGCCACAACTGGGTAAAGGCGGCATTCGTCGACATGGCTTCGCCCATGACAATCCGCAAGCAGACAAAGAAGGAGGGCGGCCTGCTGCGCCAGTACATCCCCGCGAAACTGTCAGATAACCCGACGCTGGCTGAGACCGATCCGGATTACATAGAGCGTTTGGAAGGGCTGGGCAACGAATCGCTGATCCGCGCCATGCGCGACGGCGACTGGGACATCGTAGCAGGTGGGATGTTTGATGACGTGTGGGAGCGGGCAAAGCACGTTCTGGAGCCATTCACCATACCTCAGAGCTGGCGTATCGACCGCGGCTTTGACTGGGGCACGTCCAAGCCATTCGCTGTCCTTTGGTTCGCGGAGTCGGACGGCACACCTGCTGTGTTGGCTGACGGCACAATGCGTCACTTCCCGCGCGGCTCCATCTTCGTTATCTCGGAATGGTACGGCTGGAACGGGAAGCCGAACGAGGGTTGCCGCATGATCAACACCGAGATTGCTCGCGGTGTTCGGCAGCGGGACGTGGAGATGCGTCGCATCGTGCATCCGGGGCCGGCCGACAACGCGATCAGCGACGTGATCAACAACACGAGCATTGCGGACGACATGGCGCGTGCGCCGAACTATATCCGTTGGACGAAATCGGACAAGTCGCCCGGCAGTCGCAAGAATGGTTGGGAAGTACTCCGAAAGATGTTGCAGCAAGGTAAAGGAAATGAACTGCCAGGACTCTATGTTTTTGCTACGTGCGGGCATACAATCCGCACGTTGCCAGTCCTGCCCCGGAACGAAGCAAAAGATGGTGACCTCGACACAGAAGCCGAGGACCACATCGCTGATGTGCTGCGATATCGCTGCAGCACCAAGCGCAAAACAATGGTTGTCACAGGACTGAATATCTAATGCCGTTGATCGGACCCACAAGCGCGGAAGGCGTAACTCCAGAGATTCAGGGGCAGCTGGAGAGCAATGTCAACGACGTGCGTACACCGTCGCAAGCCGTCATGGACATGCGGACCAATTGGCACAAGGTCACCACGCTGCTCGGCGGCACGAATGCCATGCGGAATGCGGGCGTGACGTATTTGCCGAAATGGCGGCTGGAAGAGCCGGACGATTACCAGTATCGGGTAAAGACCTCGGTGCTGTTCAATGCGTTTGCTCATACGGTGTCTGGCCTCGGCGGAAAGCCGTTCACGCGGCCTGTGTCCTGGTCGAATGATATGCCGGCGGAGATTGTCGAGTGGTTCGAGAACATCGACTTAACCGGCCGCAGTATGCACGTTTTCGCGCAGGAGCTTTTCACCACGGCGCTCGGGTATGGCCTGACTCACGTATTGACTGACTACCCGACAACGGAAGGTATCCAGACGCTCGCGCAGGAAAAAGCGATCAACGCTCGGCCGTACTTGATTCATGTCCATCCGGAAATGATTCTGGGGTGGCGCTCGGACAAGAGCAACGGAGTCGAGACGCTGACCCAGTTGCGGATCTTGGAGCACGTCGAAGTCAATGTAGGTCCGTTTGCCGTAAAGACGATTGAACAGGTGCGAGTGCTTGAACCAGGGAAATGGTCAATCTGGCAGTTCGACACCGAGAACGAAGTCTGGAAGCAGGTGAATTCGGGCGTAACTTCGATGAAGGCGATTCCGATCATCACGTTCTACACGGGGCGCACGGGGTTTATGACCGCCGAGTCGCCGCTGATCGATATAGCCGACATCAACATCCAACACTGGCAAGTTTCGTCTGATCTTTATTCAGTACTCCATACGGCTTCCGTGCCGATCCTCACAGTTACTGGGGTTGAGAAAAACGATGACGGAACGGCTCCCCTCACGGTAGCGGCGAAGTCTGCGTTAATGCTGCCGTCAGGAGCGGAAGCCAAGTTTGTTGAGCACTCAGGCAAGGCGGTCGGATCTGGCCAGACGCAGATAGATCACCTTGAAGAGCAAATGCGCTTACTCGGTGCAGAGATGCTCGTGAAGAAGCCAGGGCAGGCTACGGCCACGCAGGCCACGCTCGATACGAGCCAGCAGCGCTCGGAGCTGCAGTCGCTGACGGGCGTTTTCGAGGACACGCTGAATCAGGTCATTGGAGTCATGGCCCGTTGGGGAACGGTCGCAGGAAAGCCGGGTACGATGATCGTCTACAAGGACTTCTTGCTGGCGGCCGACGACGCAGTCCAGGAAGCGCTGCTGTTCCAGATCACGACGACAGGCATGCTGTCCCAGCAGTCGTTCTACGAAGCAATGCAGCGCCGCGACGTGTACGACACCAACGTGACGTGGGAAATGGAGCAGGAACGGATCAAATCGCAGCCGCTACCGCAAGCGGCACTCATGCCACCTCCGCAAGTGAACCCGCCAAGGACGCCACCAAGCTCGGTAGCGGCGCAGCTGAATGACTAACGCATCAGACGCGCTCGCCGCGCTGTTTGTTGACCACGGAGTTCGTCTGGTCCAGACCGCGGACGGCCTGTCGGACGACGCCAAAGACCGGCTGCGCCGACTGGCGGCTTTCGTAGTGGCACTGATCACGGCCACGAACTTAACCAGTAAAGCCGAGTACGCAAAGATGATAGCCGCCGCACGAGCGGAGATAGACGCCACGTATGCCGAGCTGGCGGCAGCATCGAAAGACGCGACGCAGGAGCTGGCGCAGATCGAGGCCAAATTCGTGGTCACCACCATCAACGAAGAGATGGGGTCTCAGTTGGTCCGCACGCCGCGGTTGACGGTGACCGACCCGGAGATCGGCGGCCACGCTGTGCCTGATTGGTGGGCTGCTCAGGCGGCCGACACTTCGGCTAAGGTGGTTGCAACGGTTCGCGCCGGCATGACCGCTGGCGAGGATGTGGAGCAGCTGGTGGCCAGGTTGTTAGCGCCAACAAGCCCGTTCACCGCGGCGCTGAATAATGCAGAGTCGCTGGTCCACTCGGGCGCGCAACGCACCGCGATGGATGCGCGCAACGCTGTGCTCAAGGCCAACAGCGCAGTCGTGTTCGGGCTGGAGATAGTGGCCACGCTCGATTCAGGGACGTGTGCGCAGTGCCTGGCTTACGACGGGTCAACGTATGATGTGGACGGCACGCCAATGGGCGCAACGACCCTGCCGTTCAATGGCGGAGCGCCGTTTCACTTCGGATGCAGGTGCGCAACTGTTCCGATCATGCGGCACTATTCCGAAGTGGGTCTAGAAGAAAACAGCATGGACGGAAAACCATCGAGCGGCCTTAGCGCCGAGAAGTGGTTGGATGGTAAGAGCAAAACTGAGCAGGACGAGATCCTGGGAGTGGGGCGCGCGGCGCTGTACAGAGCAGGGAAAATAACGCTGCGTGACCTCGTGTCACGAACCGGAAAACAAATATCGTTAGGAAAGCTGAACGATATTTACACCTGATCGTGCAATAGCTGGTATATGATGCGGGCGAACGCATTATGTCAAATTGCTGGAGCGCGGATGCGCAACAGTGCCTGGGCAGGACTGCCCGAACAATAGTAAGGATTCCAAAATGATTTTGAAACTCGATGCAGATGGTCATGTGGTTGTTGAGAACGGCAAGCCGGTTTATGTGGACGAGCACGGCAAGGACATCGCATTCGATGCGCCGGGCACCGCCGCGACCATTGCCCGTCTCAACGCAGAAGCCAAGACGCATCGGGAAGGTAAGCAGACCGCTGAGCAGAGTCTGAAGGCCACAGCGGAACAGCTGGCAGCTTTCGAGGGTATCGACCCAGTAGCGAGCCGCAAAGCCTTGGCAACGTTGAAGGATATCGACGCTGGCAAGCTGATCGACGCCGGCCGCGTGGACGAAGTCCGCGCAGCGGTGGCGAAAGAATACGAAGGACGTTTGACCACGGCGCAGACCGGCTACACCACTGAGCTGGCGGCCATGAAAGCGGCGAATGAGCAGCTGACCGGCACGCTGCACAACGAAATGATTGGCGGTAGTTTCGCCCGCTCGAAGTACGCAGCTGAGTCGCTGGCGATTCCGGCCGACATGGTTCAAGCGAAGTTTGGGCAGCATTTCAAGCTGGATGGCGGAAAGGTTGTGGCCACCGACGCCAGCGGCAACATGATTTATTCGCGCGCCCGGCCAGGCGAAGTGGCTAATTTCGATGAAGCACTGTCGGAGCTGGTCGGCAACTACGCGAACAAGGATCACATTTTGAAACCCTCGGGTGCGAACGGCTCTGGCGCAAATGCCTCTGCCGCTCGGATTGCGGCAGAGGCAGGCAAAGGTCTTTCCCGCGCAGATTTCGATGCACTTGCACCGAAGGCGAAGATGGCGCATGTACAGGCCGGACTCGCGATCACTGAATAAAAACTTTAAAAGGATATACCCACCGTGGCAAACTCTCTCATCGGTCTTCTCCCGACTCTGTACGAGGCGATGGACACCGTCTCTCGTGAAATGGTGGGTTTTATCCCCTCGGTCGCGATGGACGCCAGCGCTGAACGGGCAGCGCTGAATCAACAAATCTTGGTGCCGATCACGCCCGCGTCGCAGGCCGTGAACATCACCCCTGGTGTGACCGCTCCGAATACGGGCGATCAGATCATCGGCAATACGGCAATCACCATCACCAATTCGATGGGCGTTCCGTTCCGTTGGACCGGTGAAGATCAAAAGGGTTTGAATACCGGCCCTGGCTACAGCAAGATCAAGTCCGACCAGGTGACCCAGGCGTTTCGTACCCTGTGTAACTTGGTGGAAGCAACTACCGCGCAAACGGCGCAGCTGGGTGCATCTCGCGCTACCGGCGCAGCAGGTACGACCCCGTTCGCGACCAACCTCGGCGCGTCCGCCCAAGCCCGCAAGGTTCTGTCGGATAACGGCGCTCCGCTGTCGGATATCCATCTGACGATGAACACCACGGCCGGCGCGGCCATGCGTACGTTGCTGCAACTGACCGCAGTGAATGAAGCAGGTGACGACTCGCTGTTGCGTCAAGGCGTGTTGATGGATGTTCACGGTTTCGAACTCCGCGAATCTGCGCAGATCCTGGAAACGACCAAGGGCCTCGGCGCAGGTTACGTAACCAGCGGTGCTCCAGCAGGTTCGACGACCATTCCGTTGACGACCGGTACCGGCACCGTTGTTCCGGGCGATGTTGTATCGTTCGCAGGCGACCCGAACTTGTATATCGTGAATACCGGCATCGCAGCGCCGGGCAGCATCTCGATCAACAAGCCGGGCTTGCTGACCACGCTGGCACCCAACTCGGTGATGTCCATCGGCGCGGATTACGCACCGAACTTGGCTTACCACCGTAACGCGATTGCCCTTGTTACCCGCGCGCCGGCACTGCCGATTGAAGGCGACATGGCGGTGGATCGTACCACCATCATCGATCCGCGTTCGGGCTTGGCCTTCGACGTGAGCATGTATGCTCAGTACCGTCAGGTCTACTACGAGGTGTCGCTGGCATGGGGCGCTGCCGCAGTCAAACCGGAGCACATCACCACTGTGCTTGGCTAATTTAATTAGGATGACTGATTAAAGTACATAATTCGGAGCGGGTAAATCTGCTCCGAATTGTACGAAACAGCCTCACAAATTTTGAGAGCGACATGGCAACTGCAATGAAAAAAGTGTCAGCCAAGCCTGCGGTAAAAGCGTCAGCCAAGCCGGCGGTGAAGGCAGTTGGAAAAAAGGCCGCTTCCGCGCCGAAGTCAACCGCCAGTATGCCCGCAGGTCTGAAGGCATATTGGGACAAAAAAGGTAAAAAATAATGAGCATCGCAAAAGTGAAGTCCCTGCCGACCCTCACCATCCAGCACGCTACCGCGCCGGATGGCTTCGCCGTTATCAACGCCGACGAGCTTACCGACGAGCACATTCTGTTCGACGAAAAGGCCGAGGCCGCGCGCCGCAAGGTCTCAAAGTTGAAAGCTGGTGACGATACCAAGAACGTGAAGTAAGGCGCTGCCGTGACACTGATCGTTGAAGATGGCTCTATTGTTCCTGGTGCGAATTCGTACATCAGCGTCGCTGACGCTACGACGTATCACGCGAATCTGGCCAACATGGCTTGGGCTAACCTGGCCGAGCCGGTTCAGGAGGGCTGTCTTCAAAAAGCGACGCAGTACATGGTTGGTGTCTATCGGCAACGGTGGCTGGGCATGCGGGTAGAACCTGCGCCTGGCCAGCTTCTCGACTGGCCGCGGATCGGGGTCATCCTGAGAGACACGGCGTCTTATTTCGTCGACCAGCGTATGTCTTACACCGTGCCGGCCAACATCGTCCCGGCCGAGGTAATGAACGCGTGCGCCGAGCTGGCGCTGCGAGCATCGTTTCAGGATCTGTGGCCCGACCTGGATCAGCGGACGCTCAAGGAAAAGATTGGACAGATCGAGATTGACTACGACCGGATGTCGCCGCAATTCCGTCGCTTCCGCCAGGTAGACCTAATGCTGAATCCGTATCTAGACGCAACTAACGGTCTAACTACAAAGCTGGTGCGAGGATGAAAGCCGTCTGGACCGACCCGGCCCTCGTCATCAGCCCGTACAGGGTGGCGCTGTGCCTGACTGAGAAGCAGTACGTGGAGGAGCTACGTGCGCTGGAGATCCCCAAGAAACTGCGGTCTCCGTTCGTGCTCGAAGGTTGCGGCGCGACGACGCACACGTTCGACAACCTGAGCGGAAATCCATCGGTGATTCTTGTTTGCTTGAAGGGCGATCCGCGCCAGACGCTGAACCAGGTGCATGCTCTTATCGTCCACGAGGCGACTCACGTATGGCAGTGGGTCAAGAAGATGCTTGGCGAGGATGAGCCGAGTAAGGAATTCGAAGCGTATTCGCTTCAGTCAATCACCCGCGGGTTGTTTGATGCCTACGACGAGATGACCGAGAATAAATGAACATCTACCATCGAATGCAAGCCAGTGTGTTGGCGATGCTAACCCGGTACGGACAGCCGATGGAGCTGATTCAGGCCGGCGTGCCGACCTATGACGTTGCGACATCGTCGAACGTGTCCGTGTCGCCGGGAACCTACACAGGAACCGGTTTGTTGCTGGATTTCTCTGAAGCCGATCCGAGCATATCGACCATCAAAGGAACGGAGATTCAGCAAGGCGACAAGATGCTGTATCTCGCCGTTCAAGGTCGATTGGGTGGGAATTGCGTGATGATGCCGCAACCCAACACCAATGACACTGTCGTATGGAGCAACACGCCGTACAACGTGATGGCGTCCACGACACTAGACCCGTCCGGCCGTAAGCCCGTAATGCACGCTGCGCATGTGCGCGGCATACCGAGTTCATCGTGAGATGGCAGATAACTTTGCACAGCAGGTAAAGGCATTTCGCGATAAGGCGCTCTCGAACGTCGACGCAGTTGTGCAAGACATCACGGTAAGCGTCGCGACGAGTCTGGTAGAGAAGTCGCCAGTCGACACCGGGCAGCTGCGCGCTAATTGGCAGTTTGGGGCCGGTGTTATACCTGATGGAGAGTTTCCAGATACGGACCCGGAAGGCGAAGAAACGATAGAGGCGCTGACCGAAGCGATCAAGGACACGCCTGCCGGCGGCGTCACTTATCTCGTGAATAATTTGCCGTATGCCCCTGTGATCGAGTACGGGCTTTATCCCAACCCGCCGAAACGGCCAACGGGAAAAACAGAAAACGGCTTTTCAACTCAGGCCCCAGCGGGTATGCGAGACATCACGGTCATGGAGGCAAGCAGCTACCAAGGCGCTGCGATACAGAACCTATGAGCAATTTGGATATCAGGCAGGCGTTTGAATCACGCATCGCTGCGTTCGCGGCCACGATGTCTCCGCCGGCTCTTCTGTCGTGGGAGAATTTTAACTTTGTGCCCAATTCAACGAGGGTCTATTTTCGATGCGCGATGGCACCGGCTCGGACTTCGAACCCGGCTTTTGGAGTGGATTTTGATCGGCTCCAAGGGTTCTATCAGATCAGCGTTTACGGTATCCAAGACAGAGGTCCAGGACCCGCTGAGGAGATAGCCGATGCTATAATCGCGCTGTTTCCGCGGGGCAGCATTACGCAGAACGGCGTTGTGGTCAACATCGACACGAAAGGGTCCCGCACTCAAGGGCTGAACGACGACAATGGATTCTACTTTATCCCCGTGCGGGTGCGTTACCGTCAAGATGTTATTTCGTAGAACTAATTAATTAAGGAAGGTCAATGACCCAAATCGCCGTTGGCGTAGCGAAGCTACTCACCATTGCAAAAGAAACGCAGTTCGCTGTGGCCGCGCTGGCGACGAGTGGACAGCTGATGCGCCGTACCAGCAGCAACGTCGATCTGTCAAAGAAGACTTACAAGTCGACTGAAATTCGGCCTGACTACCAGCGTTCGGATTTCCGCCACGGCACGCGGTCCATCACCGGTTCGATTTCCGATGAGTTGTCGATCGGTACTTTTCAGCTGCCGATGGCATCGGTGTTGCGCCAGGCGTTTCAAGTCGCACCCACGACAGCTGCAACAGCTGTTACGGCCCAAGTCGCTGCTCCGCAGATCCAGCGCACTGCTGGTTCGTGGCTTGCAGACGGCTACAACATTGGCGATGTGGTGCGATTCCTCGGCTTCACGGAATCTCCGACCAATAACAGCTCGAATTTCTTCATCACGGGTATCACAGCGCTGGGCCTCACCGGGATCTTCCTGAATTCGGCGGCTGTCGTACCGGACACGACCAGTACGGAAGTATCCTGTGCGTTGGTAGGCAAGAAGAGCTGGATTCCTCTTACCGGACAAACTCGGGATTCCTACACAATTGAGCACTTTTTCTCGGACATCGGACAGAGTGAGTTGTTCGTCGGGAATAGATTCACGCAGATGGCGATCAAGTTGCCGTCGACAGGGATGGCGACCATTGACTTAACGGTCATGGGCATCAACGCCACGGAAGGCACGGCGCAGTATTTCCAGAACCCGGCACCGGTATCGACTGGCGCGATCTTGGCGGCGGTCAACGGCGCTGTGTTTATGGGCGGCGTTCAGGTCGCTGTGATCACGGCGATGGACTTCACGCTCAACGGAAACATGACCTCTGGCGACGTGGTCGGATCGAATATCGCACCGGACATTTTCCCCGGCGCGATTGACGTGACCGGCACGATGTCGGTGTACTTCGAAGATGCGACTTTCCAAACAGCGTTCTTTAACGAAGCGGAAGTGTCGGTGATCGCTGCACTCACCACCGACTCGACGGCGACCGCCGGCTTTCAAGTGTTCGCCTTCCCGCGATGCAAGCTGAACGGCGCGACGAAAAATGATGGCGAAGTGGGTATCGTTCAGACCGTTCCGTTCGTGGCATTGCTGAACAACAACAATCCGCTTCCGGGAACGTTGGTCACAACGATGTCGATTCAAGACTCCGCAGCTGTCTAATTAAACGAAAGCCCCATATAATCGGGGCTTCAAACTACCCTCTGGAGTACTTAGATGTCCGAAGTAAATAAAGGATTCAATGTTGGCCTGACCGACGACGACAATGAAGCCGTCTACGAGATCCCGCTGGGGTTCGACGAAAACGGAGAGGTGACCGAAAGCATTTCGGTCGTCGGCAAGAACTCGCAAAAGTACAAAGACGCTGATCGCCAGCTTTCGCGTGCGACCCTGAAAAAGTCGTCGGTGCGTGGCCGCGGTCTCGATCTGAAGAGAGAAGCAGATGCCGACGAGTTCCTGGATGCGCGCGAGGCGTCCAACGTTACGCTCGCCACAGCAGCTACGGTCGGCTGGAAAGGCTTGACGAGCGGCGGCGAAGTGTACGAGTTCAGCCAGGCAAATGCGAAGGCGCTCTACGCCGGCAACACGTACATCCGGGACAAGGTGATGGCCGCAGTCGAGGACGCTGCAAATTTTTTGAAACGCTGATCCAGCAGGCTGTAGCTCACTGCGAAGCTGAATTCAAGCTTGCAAAGCCTCAGCCTGATGGTGCGTCGATGCGCAGCCACCTCGAAGCAGTCTACCGCCAGACCGGCAGAATGCCATTAAAGCTCGCGGAAGTGCCCGAACTGCCTGTCGAATTGACGTACCTCTGGCTGTGGTTTTGTGAACTTGACGTTGCAAGGGGGAACAATGGATACAGTTTTGTTCCCCTCAGCAACACCGAGATACAAGCTTGGAGTTTGCTCACGCGGAATGAGCCGCTGCCTTGGGAAATTATGGTGATCAGACGCATCGACACTGTGAGAATAAGAGTGGCAAACGAAAAATAAAGGGTTTCCGTGGCGGATATTGCGACACTTGGCATTGCGGTTGATTCTACGTCTGCCGGGAAAGCTGCAGTTGAACTGGATAAACTCACCGCCAGCGCAACAAATGCCGCAGCCGCAACGGAAACACTGGCGCGTTCGGCCGCGTCCGCGGGCAGCGCACAGGCGCAGACCGCCGCTAGTACTGCCGCGTCATCGGCAGGCGTCAACACTGCGGCGGATAAGCTCACCGCATCCCTAGAAAAGCAGATCGCGCTGTTCGGCGCGTCTAAAGATGCCATCGCCAACTATACGGGTGCGATGGCCGGCATGACGGAAGTCGAGCTGGATTGGTATAAGTCGCAGACGATGGTGCTGGCCGGAATGCAGGCCCAAGCCAGCGCCACGGCCGCTGCAGCTGCCGCTCAGGAAGCCGCCACGGCATCCGCTGCACGCTTCATAGCGTCTCTCCTTACCCAATCCGAAACGGTCGGAATGACGACCTCCCAGCTGCTTGAGTACAAAGCGGCGCAGCTCGGCGTCTCCGAGCAGGCCGCGCCGCTGATCGCATCGATTGAGGCACAGACCGCCGCGATGGTAGAAGCTTCGGCCGCCGCAACGGTGCTGGGGGAGAGCGAAGCCGACGCAGCGACGCGTGTAGCCGCGATGGTCGACGCGTCTCTTGCTCAGGTTGATGCGGCCAATGATAGCAGCGTCGCCGTGGCGAAGTACGCTGAAAGCTTGGAAGCGATGGCGGCTACGGCCAAATCGGCGGAGGGTAGTCAGGCGGCTTTGGCAGAAAGTTCGAAAGCTGTTGCGTCCGCCCAAGCAGCAGCGACGGCTTCGGTTACGGAGTCGTCGACGGCGATGAGCGCTGCGGCGTCCAAGGTGGCTGAATCCCTAGGCAGGCAGCTTACCGCGCTCACGGCCAGCAAAGAAGCAATGGTCGAGTACGACGCGCAGATGGCCGGCTTTACGGCTTCCGAGACCGCGCAGGTTTCCGCAATCGCTGCGGAGATCGCAGAGCGTAAGGAACAGATCGCCGCAGCTACGGAGATGGCGGCGGCGTACGGAGTAGAGTCGACGGCGGCGGTTGGCGCATCGATCGGCACTGCCAGGATGACGCAGGAATTGGCCGTAATGGGGCGCGAAGCGGCGAGCGGCCAGTTGACTCGGCTGGCCGGCTCATTCACGCGTTTGCTTTCTCTCAGCGGCGCGCTAAGCCTCCTGTTCAATCCGATCACCCTCGGCATTCTTGCAATCGGCGCTGCCGCCATAAAAACGTCTGAGGAACAGCAAGCCCTCAACGAAGCATTGATTTTGACGGGCGGCATTGTTGGGACCACGGCAGGCGGCATGCAGAAGTTGGCCGAAAGCGCTACCGCGTCTGGCGCGACCATAGGAACCGCGACGGAAGCGGTTGCCGCGCTCGCCAGTACGGGCAAATTCACAGCTGAGCAGATCGGCACTATTGGAACGGCTACGGCGGACGCTGCGACGTTCACCAGCATTTCCGTGAAGCAGATGGTGGACGACTTCACGAAGCTCGCTGACGACCCTGTAAAGGCGTCTGTGGCGCTGAACGATCAATACCACTACCTCACTGTTGCGGTATATGACCAAATCGCTGCACTCGAAAAAGAAGGTGACACTACGGGCGCTGTGCAGGTCGCTACGGACGCTTTCGCTGATGCGATGGAGAAGCGAACCGCCGATATGCATGCAAATGCCGGCACGATTGAGAAGGACTGGATTGCCATCAAAGACGCGGTCACCAATGCCATAGAAGTGGTAGGTAGTGCGGTTAATGGACCCACTCTGGAGCAGTCTGTCTCCCGCCAGCAGGACCAGAAGAAACAGCAGGGTGACCAGTGGACGCCTGACGAGCAAGCAGGCCTGGACAAGGACACCCAAGCGCTCGCCGCGCAGAAGGCAGATGCAGCGGCTAAAGCGTCGGCCGCAGCGCTCGCTACGGCAACGATCAACGCGAAGCAGCGGCTTTCCATTCTCGAAGCCGAGTTTTTCACGCCAGCACAAAAGCGAGCGAAAGAGTTGGCCGACGCGATGAACTTGACGGACGCAGCCGGCGCGAGTCCCGAAGAGCAGATCGACCTTCAGGCCAACATCAACAACAAGTATAAGGACAAAAAGACCCCAGGAACGGGATCTGTCGATACGACGCAGATGGACAGTGCCGTCAAGTCGGTGGAGGACGCATCGAAACTCGAACTCGACGCCATATCGACTACGCAGAAGAGCATAGACGACGAGTACAAAGACGGAATTATCAGTGCCTCGTCCTATTACCAGCAGCAACGTGACTTGCTCGCGCAGGCGGAGACGGATCAGATAAACGCTGCGAATAGCGAGATCGCGATTCTTCAGAAGGCACTACAGAGCAAATCACTGAACGCAGATCAGCGCGCAAAGATAAACGCACAAATTATAGCGGACCAGGACAAGGTCGCCGCGGCAACCCAAGGGTTTTTCGACGGTGTGACCTTGTCGGCGCAGAAGTCGGACGACGCGACGACGAAGAGTGCGAATGCGCTGCTGGCTTACCAAGCGGTTCTGAATGCAAAAAGCACCGAGAATCAAAAGTCGCTAAATCAGCAAACTGCACCGGGCGGTCAAGACCCGGATCAACAGAAGCTGCAAAAGCAAATCCAAGATGCTCAGGACAATTACACAAAGGCAGTAGGCGGTCTTCAAGCGGATCAGTTGAAAGATCCAAACAGTTCAACAGACTATACGGCTATGATCGCGGCCCAAAAGAATCTTTACGACACCCTGGTGCAGCAGGACACCGACGCTTATAACAAGATGAAAGCGAACGAGGGCAGCTGGGAAAATGGAGTGGAAGCCTCGTGGCAGAAATTTCAAACTCAAGCCGACAACACGTCAGGTCAAGTGGCGGGAGCGTTCTCAAATCTGTTCGACGGGCTGACGGATGCAGTCGTTAAGTTTGCAGAGACCGGAAAGATAAATTTCCTGAACTTAGCTATTTCGTTTTCCGAAGCCTTACTGAAGATGGAGGTACAAGCTGCGGAATCTCAAGTGTTCAAGTTAATTCAGCAAGGCTTCATTTCAGCGTTTGGCGGAGGGGTCTCGGGAACGACAGGCTCAACGTTCGGAGGAAGTACTGCAGGAGAGGCATCCAGCGGCGTTTCAACGGGCTTTTCGGGGTCTGCGATGGGGTACGCAACGGGCGGACATATCACGGGCGCGGGGTCGAGCACGAGCGACAGCATCCCGGCGATGCTCTCAAACGGAGAGTTCGTCGTGAACGCTGCGTCCACAGCAGCTAATAGACCGCTTTTGGAGGCTTTGAACGGATCAAATGGTTCGCAATCCTCAGCGGGTAGAAGCCACTTTGCAACCGGTGGTTTTGTGTCTTCACCAACAGTTTCAGGCGGCGGTACGGCGCTGACGTTCAACATCGACAACAGCAATACCAGTTCCCTCGGTACGGGAACACAGGGTTCACAAACGCAGAGCGTGCGTAACGATGCAATGCAAAAAGAACTGGAGTCGTCAGTCATCGAAATCGTTCGTAAGCACGCGCAGCCTGGCGGTCAGGTCAACAAGATCATAAAGAGTGTGAATCAGTAATGGCGGATCTGGCGATTTTTACCTGGCAACCGGATTACGGCGCGTCGTCGTCGGTGACGCCTAACGTCCTCACCGCTGCTTACGGTGATGGCTACTCTCAAGACACTCCCGCGGGTTTGAACACTCTTCCGCAGGTGTGGACACTCGTGTTTAACCGGTGGCCAGACGAGGCAGATGAAATTCACTGGTTCTTGATCCAACAAGCAGGGTTTCAACGATTTTGGTGGACTCCACCTCGACGCTCGAAGGCGATCAAGGTCAAGACCACGGGAGAAATAAAGAGCGCCGAAACAGACGCAGGGCAGGTAACGATTTCCGTCACATTCACGCAGGTATTTGACCCAGACTAGGACTAGACATGAGCGAAATTAGCGGTGAAATACAAAAACTAGCGCCTAACGCGCTGATCGAACTTTTCATACTCGATACGTCGGTGATTGGGTTTGCCACTATCGATTATTTTTATTCAGGTACTGACGAGTTTCGCCGTCCGATTGTATTTCAAGGAATCAATTACCAACCGATTCCCCTTCAAGCCGCCGGCTTTGAGTTCAGCGGGCAAGGTGCAACGCCGAATCCGACGCTGACGGTATCGAATGCTAACGGGATTATTTCCGCGACGGCTCTCCAATACGGAGACCTGGTCGGCGCGAAGATCACTCGTAAACGCACGTTTGCAAAATTCCTTGACGATCAACCCACGGCCGATCCTACCCAGGAATTTCCGCAAGATATCTATTTTGTGAATCGTAAAGTTTCTGAAACCTCCGTTGAGGTGCAGTTTGAACTTACCACTTCATTCGACTTGGTGGGATTAATGCTGCCGTGCCGGCAAGTCCTTCAGAACAGCTGTCCTTGGATTTATGAAAGTGCGGAATGCTCCTGGGTGGCGACCCCCGGAAAGTATTTCGATATTAACGATGTTCCGCAATCGCTGGTCGGTGCGGATCAATGCGGAAAAAAACTGACATCGTGCCAGGCGCGGTTCGGCACGAACACGTTGCTTCCCTATGGCGGGTTTCCTGGAGCACAGATATATGGCAACACCCAATGATTTAGTTCGACAGATGCTGGCAATAGCGAAGCTTGAGGCGGAAACATGCAACCACCCGAAGGAACGCTGTGGAGCAATCATAAAGAACGGGGATAACCTGGCGCTTGTCGAGTGCAGGAACGTGGCAGATAACCCGTACGAGACATTCAAAATTTCGGCGCAGGAGTGGGGGTTTCTTAATGTCGATCACGAGGTCACGGCGATATGGCACACACACCCCAACGGTAGCGCAGCGCCGACGCAGGCTGATCTTGTCAGCATTGAGGAACACCAGGTTCCCTGGCACATCGTAAGCTGGCCGCAAGCGGGGCACAGCTACACGGAACCAACGGGGTACGAAGCCCCTTATCTCGGCCGCGTTTTTGTGCATGGCATTATGGACTGCTACGCCCTTGTCCGTGACTGGTATAAGCGGGAGCTGGGTATCGAGCTAAGCCAGGAAGAGCGGGTAAATAACTGGTGGGATAAGGGAGAGAACCTTTACGTCAACGGTTACGAGAAGAATGGTCTTGTCTCTGTGCCAACCAAAGTTCGAGACCTGCAGAGAGGTGACATTCTGCTTATGCAGTATGTTTCTAGGGTGCCGAATCACGCCGGAATCTACATAGGCGATGGTAAGCTTCTGCACCATGTGGATCGCCGTCTGTCGGAAATAACGACTTACGGCGGATACTGGATGAAACATACAACTCACTATTTAAGGCATAAGACACAGCTATGCGTCTCGTAGATGCTCAGTACACCGAAGTATATTTGGCCGGCGAGCTTGGGAAACGGTTCGGACGCAAGCGCAGGCTCGTGTGTCGCGACCCAGGCGAGGCGCTGCGACTGATAGGTCTTGAGCGGCCGGACTTCAAGGCTTACATGATCGAGCGCGCCAAGGCGGGAGCTAGGTATCACGTCATCGTCGATAAGCGGAGCCGAACTGAAGAAGAGCTGGGCCTGCCGGCCGGCCGCAGGCTGATTATTTCTCCGGAAGTGGTAGGGGCCAAAGGCGATCTCGGGAGCATCCTGGAGATCGTCGTAGGCGTTGTGCTGATCGCGTTCACATGGTGGACAGGGATCGGCGGCTACACCGGCGGTGCGTTGATATCGATGGGCGCAGGATTGATCTTGTCGGGTGTCACAGGGCTGCTAACGAAGCTGCAGACAGGATCTGCGAATTCGTTGCAGTCTTACGCCTTCAACGGCCCTACGGACAATGCGCAACAGGGCAGTCCTGTCCCGGTTGTTTATGGTTTGATGATGATCGGAGGCCAAGCGATAAGTGCAACGCTGCAGGCCGTGGACATGAGCAGCGCAGCGACCGAGACCGGTCTACTTACGTCCATCGAAGGGTAAGCCAATGAAGCGGCTTATATCCCCACAAGGCGCGGGCGGCGGCGGTAAATCTGGCGGAGGAAGCGGCGCAGCGTCGGATGCGCCTGACTCGCTGCAGTCGGTAGCTTTCGTCAGTGTGCTCGATTTGCTCTGCGAGGGCGAGATTAAAGGTCTCGTGAACGGGATGGAGTCGATTTATCTCGACGGTGTTCCAG